ACATTAGAAGAAGAGTTAGCTATCGTTGAACGAGATTGGCAAGAACTTCTCAAAATGGCCATTGCTCGGTTTAAATATCCACGTGTGAGTTTAGAGTTTGAGGAAGTTAATGCCGCTGATGTTGAAGATAGCTCTCCTCAACTTAAAATATATTAGTTCAAAGACGATTTAACGAATGATGAAATTCAATTGCTTGCAGTTTATATGAAGCATGAATGGATTAAGCGTTGTGTCGCCAGCTGGGAACACATAGGTCAGCTTTATACTTCTAAGGATTTCTCAATGGCAAACCATCTTGATAAACTCAATGACCTTCAAGTAGCAGTTTTGAAGGAAGTTGAAGAACAATAGGATATTTATGATAGATCGCGAGGAAAAAGTCCAGCAGCTATCTTCAGAAACCTCGCTGGAAAAAACCGTCATAGTTGAAGAAACTTTTGACGGATATAAGAATAAACTAAAAGGTCGTTTATACGGTCTTTTATGTGAGCGCGAAAAAGATGGCGAATGGGAAAAGTTCTTAGACTCCATTATGATTGAGTTACAAGGGTTAGGCGCAAATTCCATCAATTGGTGGCCGCTAATGGGCAAAGTTAATATGTTAAAGTATATGTCTTATGAATATTTTAGAAAGACTATATTTGAATGTATTAATTTGGTTGGCGGTTTGGATATCCCTAATGAATTATCTTGAAGTATATTTCTCCCGCTTAAATCATTTTGGAGAAACAACAGCTGACAGAATTAAAAATAGCGGGATTGTAGCTTTTGAAAAATGGTTAGCTCAATCTCCTTTTACAGTTGAAGATTTATCCGTTGAGCGTGGATTATATTTTAGCGGCATAATCCAAACCAATAAGGATAAAGCAGAACGTAAGATCATGTATTTGTATGTTGCTAATGATATACCAATTGTTGTTGGTGATATACTTACATGGCGTCAAGATAATGGAAGCATTGAAAAATGGCTTTTATTATAGAAAGAGCATAGAGTGCATGAATAGTATCAAACGTTTTAGATTATTAAATGTAATTATAATTTGAAATGGATTGATGCTAATGGTTATTTGCATAAATCATGGGCATATGCAGTAAGTTCTGTAGATAATTAGGTTAAAGGTAATTTTAGAATGTGGCATTCTCTTATTAGTCCTCAGCCAAATAAATTTGCAGAAATTATTATGCCACGTCCTCAGTTAGAGGGTGAAGATAAAGACCAGCTCATGCGCGGAATTAACTTTATCATTGAAGATGAGGCTTGGACAGTTATTGAATGTGACTGGACTAGCGTAGAAGGTATCATTTATATGTCGCTTACTGAAAGTAAAGTAAACTATCAGTATGATGATAGAGATATAGATGTCGCTGATACTGATAGATGGAAGTTTCCTACTTTATCACCTTTATATACTATTGGTGATTATATAGTGCCAGAATTTGAAGATGGCACTTTAAATGAATGGGAAATTGAGTTAATTCCAACAGATACATCATTAGTTGAATTTGATAGTGAAAGTGGACATTGGCGCGCGATAGGCGCAGGTAAACTTACATTTACAATGCGGTTGCGTGATAGAAAAGCAGTGACTAAAGAATATGAAGTTCTAATTAATGAACCTAGTATTGAATTTACTGCTTATATTGACGGTCCAGATGAAATTAGATTAGATAGGTATTGTAGTTATACTCTAAAAGGTACAAGTACGATACTTGATATAGTAAGTTTTAGTTTAGAGAAAACTGATCTAGCACTAATTTCTGAAACTAAATCTAATGAATGTATTATTCATGCCAATGCAAAAAATAAACTAGGAGATATTATTTTAAATGCAACGTATAATGGAACAACTTATACGAAAACAATTAAAATAAGACCTCTATGGTGAGGTGAGTTAAATGGCAGTTCAAGAACCAACCCAAAGAAGATTTGCGGTCATGGGTACTAACGCATTTAACATGGCCAATAAATTGATGCAGAATCAGCGGATTTGCCGCTTATTAAAATACCAAGTACGCGATCCTTTTGATACTGATAAATATGAAGATGTTGATGGAGTTCTACTCCTCAATAAGCAAATCATGATTACTCCCAAAATTTGGGATGAAAGCACGGAGAAAACTTCATATATAGTTGCTTTATTTGATACGTTTGTAATTAATAGTTTGAATTAGGACTTTAAAACAAGCGTTATAAGTTTCGATATTGCTTGTCCTTATGATGAATGGGTACTTAATGGACATTCCTTACGTCCATATTTAATTATGGAAGAAATTGATAAAATGTTTAATGGCGCTCAAATGGCCGGTATTGGAACATTACAATTTGTAAGAGCAGATCGAAACGTGTTTACTCCATTAATTGGCGGCTATACTATGAAATATCAGATTAATGAATTTAACTGATTCTGATGTTTTAAAGTTTCTTAGGGGCGGACCGGTATTTATAGATGACATATGCGCAGTCTATTCAGTGAAAATGGGTGAAATTGTAGATCTTGGATATGATAAGTTTCAACAATACTTAGGTATCCTTACTGCAAGTAAACCCACTCATTCTAAAAGTGATGATAAAGAACTGAATGAATTATTGGACTCATTAAGTGATTTTCAATATTTGCTTTTCTTAGTATCAGTAGACGCGCAAATTAACTCCTTAGTAAAATCTGCATTTCAATTTTTTACACACTCAAGCGCAACGTTCTCTGGAGAGCCACCAGCAATAGTGCTAGGACCTTTAGAAGAACGATGTGTCTTGGATGAAAAACATTTTTATGATTTGTAGCATTTGCTTCGCAGAATGTATTTTATAGATCAAGAGGGCGAAGAAATTATTATATATGATGATGATTTACCAGCTACAAAAAAATTAAAGATGAAGATGCGCGAAAACCGTGAAAAGGTTGCCCGCGCGAAGGCTAAAAAGGCCGCACAGGAAAAAACCGATTTAAAACTATCGGACTTAATTGGGAGTATGACTCTCAATGATTGTAACCTAAATATTGCTAATATTTGGGACATTACATATTATGCTTTTCACGATTAGCTAAAGCGGATGGGCTGGCGTGACTAGTTTAATATAAATTAGAAAGCTGCCCTCGCGGGCGCGAAAATCAATAAGTCTTAGTTAAAGCATTGGATGCGTTCAATTGCTAGCTCAGACAAATAACAGGAGGTAAACTATTATGCCAAGTAACGTTAATATCTTTGATAAATTCGGTATTAAAGAAGTTGCTAACGTATATTTCGAAGCATTAGATGATGACCTCGCTGCTGGCGTGTACAAGGGAGATATTGTTCTTTATCTCGATACTTTAAAGGTATCCACCATTGAAACTTCTGCTGAGAATATCGCAGCCCAAGGTGGTTGGGGTAATCCAAGACTAGTACAGTGGGACTATGGTAAGGAACTAAACATCACTCTAGAAGATGCTCTAATCTCTCTAGAATCCTTACGTTTCATGCTAGGTGGCGCGATTAAAAAGCCAGCCGCAGACGTTCCAGTTATCGTTCGTCATACTGAAGAAGTAGTATGCGGTGAAGATGGCGTTGTACCAAAGCCAAAAGATCACTTAACCGGTATTGCTCTTACTCCTACCGCTACTGTCGATCACCCAATTCGTTTAATTAACCTAACCACCGGTGCTCGTACTCAGATTGTAAATAGTGGTTCTGGTAATGCTCCTACTATTGATGGTGAGCATGCTATCAACTTCAAGAACAAGGCCGCTCATGGTAATGATACTCCAGTTGCTACTGTAAAGGGCGATCATATTCGTATCTTCTGGGAAGAAGTACTTACAAGCAATAGTGGTTCTGAAACTGCTGTTGAAGTTACTATTTCTCCAGATACTTTCCCTGGCACCTATCGCGTAGTTGGCGATACCTTCATGCGTTCTCAGGACACTGGTAAGGATGAGCCAATGCAGTTCGTTATCAATAAGGCAAAGGTACAGAGCAATGTTACCATTACTCTACAGGCTGAAGGTGATCCTTCTACCTTTGAAATGACTCTAAACGTTCTACGTTCTACCAACGAACGCGGCGAGAACGAGATGATGAAGTTAGTTCGTTATAATGTTGGTACTAGCGCAAGCGGCACTGCTGAAGACGACTATGGCTCCATTGCTGGTTCTTAATTGAACTTTTTAAGGGGTTTCTCGCAATGAGAAACCCCTTTTATTTTTTTAATAGGTGGTGATAGCCTATGATGGATCAATATTTTGGTCATAAAGAGTTGTATGAAGTAGTTCTTCGTGCAAAAGTCCCAATGCAATTTGGCGATAGATATATTGAAGCAGATGAGCCGGTACTTTATTTTAATGATATAAATATGTCGCTCCTTACTGAATAGAATAGACCGGTATTCGCACGTGGTGGATGGGCAAACATGCCGCGGGTAATTTGGGATGAAAGAACTGAAGTTTAGTTTGCGATGACAGATGGTGTAATGTCTTCGGTTGGAATGAGTATCCTTCTTGGCGCGAACGTTGTGTCAGAACAAGATAAAACACCTTTATATATACATATGACAGAAGGACCTTTAGAAACTACATTGGGTGATAATGGAAAACCTTATGTGGATTTAAAGCACCATCCTGTCGATACAAGTATTAAGAAAACATTCATATTTGACTATGAGCGTGATGCTATCTAGGAAAAGATATATGGTAAACGAATACCTATTGTTGATCCTTTTGATGATACACAAACAATTCCTAGAATAGAACTTTATAAGGATAAAAATTTATTAGTTCCAGCAGAAAATAATAGAAAATATATGATTGATTACTACTATAAATATGAGGATAAAGCCTTGATTTATAGTGTGTAGAGGGAAAGATTTAATGGCCTTTTCACGCTAGAAGGTAAATTTTACTCAAAGGATGAAAATGAGGGCAAAAATTATACAAATCTTTTGTATATGCCAAAAGTTAGGGTCGTAAGTAGTATTAATTTACGGCTGGGAGAAAGGGCTGATCCAACGGTTTCTACATTTAACATTATAGGATTACCAGAAACAGTTGGAGATTCAAAAAATTTAATTATGGAAATCACGCGTCTTGGAGAAGATATAGATGCTGATATTTAAGCCACTTTCTTATGAAAGTGGCTCTTTTTTTATTATTGTTGAAAGGAGATGATAGAAAATGAATGAAATTAGAGTACCGGTAAAGTTAGAAGTGTTGTAGAACTCTATTAGTGATTTATAGAAAATTCTAAATAATCTTCAACCTAATACGGCTAGTTTCAAAGCAATTGAAAAAATTATAAATTCTATGGTAAATGAATCATAGAAATTATAGGCATAGTTATCTAAGCCTTTTACTAATGAAGGGCAGTTTAAATCTACAAATAAAACCATTGATAAGTTAGAGGAATCCGCCGCGAGAATATAGGTGGTAATGAATGGTTTAAAATTTTCTGATTTAAAATTAACTCCTGACCAACAATCCAGTTTTGATGAATTAAATAATAAAATTATTCAAGTAAAATCTAATTATGAAGATTTTTTGAATAAATTAAAGACGGGAGTTGTTACCAATGGTAACAATCGATCTTTAATTGAAGCTTTACCTGGAAAAGATATACTTGATGCTAATTTTTCTGATATTAGTTCTGCAGTTGATAAATATGTATTAGAACTATAGACAAAGGTTAAGTAGGCAGAAGATGCTCTTAATAAGTTACAATCTAATGTTGAATTAGCTAGAAGATCTGAAATTTTAACCACTACCGGAAGAGGAATCAATAAAGAATCCTTAGGAGAAGCATTATTTAATAAATATTTTTGGTAGAATGGCGCAGGTGAAATTGGATTTAAATTAACTGGTAAAGGATCTGGTTCGGCGGCATTTTTAGCAGAATTAGAACAAATGTTTCATTTAGATCCAGGTCAGTTAAAGGATTTAGCTGGAAAAAGTTTTGCCGATATTAATAAAGCTTTTTAGGAAATGGGTCAAAAGGGTCATTTGAATCCTTTTGAAGGCATACAAAAAGCTTGGGGCAAAAAGTCTGGATAGGTTGAAATGGATAAGACGGCTTTGGCCGATTTAAAAAGGGATTTAGAGGAATATAGAAGATTATAGATAGAATTACAAACTTTATAGACTACTCAAGTTAGTCCTAAAGATTCCGCGACTCAAGCTGAAGTTTCAAGACTTGAACAAGAATTAGGCAAATTAGAATAGCGTATTTATTCCACTGCCGCAGCGGGAGGAACAATGCGGGCTCCTCTTGACCAATTAGGTAGTCAATTTGATTATTTAAGAAATCAATTGGCACAAACTAATAGTTAGTTTTTAAAGTTACAACGTACTCAAACATAGTTTAATCAAATGAAAATGGCTATAGTTAATTTCATGGGCTTTAATCAAGTCTTGAATTTAACGAAGCGTGCGGTAAAAGAAGCTGTAAATCATATTAAAGAACTTGATACTGTTATGAATGGTATCTCTATCGTTACTGATATGAGTACTGAAGATTTGTGGAATCAAGTTGATCAATATAGTAAAATGGCTTAGGCGTTTGGTACTACTATTAAGGGCGCTTATGAAGTATCTCAAATTTACTATCAACAGGGTCTTGGCACTAATGATGTACTTACCTTAACTAATGAAACTTTAAAATTAGCTAAAATATCTGGTCTTGATTATGCTACTACTACCGACTATATGACAACTGCTTTACGTGGTTTTAAGATGGAAATGTCTGAAGCTTCTACAGTTGTTGATGTTTATAGTAATCTAGCCGCGCATACTGCCGTATCTTCTGAAGAATTAGCTGTTGCTATGTCTAAAACAGCTTCTTCTATGGAATCTGTAGGTTCTACATTTGAAGAAACTTCAGCAATGATTGGTACAATGGTCGCCGTTACTCGTGAATCTGCGGTAAACATTGGTTCTGCATTAAAGTCTATTGCTGCTCGTTATGGTGAAATGAAGAAAGATCCTCTTTCAATAATTGATTCTGAAGGAGAAGAAGTATCTTTTAACAAAGTTGATGCAGCTTTACAATCCGTCGGTATTTCTTTAAAAACTACAGATGGACAGTTCCGCAGCTTTACTGATGTTATTATTGAATTAAGTGAAAAGTGGGATCAATTAGAATCTACTCAGCAACGTTATATTGCAACTTAGTTCGCTGGTAACCGTCAACAGTCTCGTTTTCTAGCTTTAGTAAGTAACAAGGATTTACTAAAAGCGAATATTGGATTCGCTGAAGAAAGTGAAGATACTGGTACTTTACAGGCATTAAAGGCATTAGATAGTATTGAATCTAAATTGAATTAGGTTCAAGTTGCTTATCAGCAATTCTATACTACAATGGGTATAGAGAATGTTTGGAAAGGTCTTTTAGACGGGGCAACAAATGTTATTAATACTTTAAATAGTTTACCAAAGGCATTTGGAAAACTTCCTGTTGCAGCACTTGGTCCTATTATGAGTGCTATTTAGTTAATTAAAAGTATCGGCACAACTGCATTAACAGGGATTGCTAGAATATGGATTGATTCTATTGGAGGTGCAATTTCAGAAACTGTTAATAAAGCAGCAGAAGGCGGATAGTAGGTAGGTGATTCTTGGAGTAGTAATGTTCTTAATGCAATTTTAGGTCGAAAAAGTCAAATTAAATAGGCCATGCAGGAAACTGTACAAGGAACAACTACTAATGTTTCTACTGCAAGTATAAAAAAATATGAAGGCATTCAAAAAGAAACAGATCCTATTAAAATTAATCAAGAATATTCAAATTTATATGAAATTATGTCTAAATAGGGCGAGATCTCTACTATAGTGGCCGCGCGAGTTTAGGCAGGTGAATTAAATTAGCAACAAGCTATTGAATAGACAATTACGGCCTATTAGAAGAAGATAGAGGCGATTAATCACGAATAGGCCATGACTGCGACTGCATCTAGTCGTTTTGCGAATTTTGCAACTGCGCATACCAAATTAGCTAGTAGTATGTTACAATTTGGTAACGCACTAAGCTTAATTGGTATGGCATTTAATACCAGTACTGAGGGTGGACGAAAAGCTGCAAGTGCTTTTTAGTTCGCGGCGGGTGCAGTTTCTTTATTTTCTGCAGCTTTAAAAATGGCCGATAAAACCAGTAAAACAATTCCTTGGATGGCAATTGCTACGGGTATTCTTGCAATTATTAATAGTATTTCTTTAGCCTATGAAAGTAATGAAGAAAAGTTAGAGCGTCTAACTAAAGAGGCTGAAGAATTAAATAATAAAGCTAAAGAAGCAAAAGCTAATGCTAGAAGTTTAAATATTTCTATTAAAAAATTAGATGAATTAAAAGAAAAGCGTCATGAGAGCGCAGAGGCAGCAGAAGAATATTAGACCGCTGTAGATGAACTTGCTTCTAAATTTCCAGAATTAATTGCAGGTTTTGATGAGTTTGGAAATATTATTATTGACACTACTAATTCGGAAGAAGTATTGGCTAAGGCTCGTGAAAAGAGTAAATAGGCTACTTATGAAGCAGCAAAAGCTGATTTAGAATAGGCAAAATTAACTTAGCAAACTGCTCGTAATAAAATAAAAGCAACTAGTTTATAGAATTTAAGTAATGCTGGAGCTTCCGCGGCGGGAGAATTTATATAGCAAGCAAAAAATATAAGAGGAAAATTAGGAACATATCAATCAACTATTATAGACGACGTATCAGAAAGAGAAGAGGTATTATAGGCTTTACTTGAAACTTATGCTGCTTCTACTAGTATAGGTTCTGAAAATTATATTAAAGATGATAATATTCGTAATCAATTAATTGAAGATTATGACTTTTTACGTTAGAGTCAAGAAGAAGATAAAAGAGTCTCATTAAATAAATTTAAATTATATTTAGAATAGAAGAAAGAAACCTTAGAAGGTTTAACTGAAACAGAAACTTCACTTTATAATTTATTTTTTGATGATAGTGTAGCTAAAAATATTGAAACTGGTTATAATGATGCTGTAAGACAACTAAATGAAAAAATATCAAGCAGTATGGCTTCTCCTGAAGAAATAATGGAAAGCTATACATTAGTCTTATAGTGGGCTGATAAGGCACAACGCTCAGGCTTATTTGATGAAGCTCAAATGAAAGCTGTGCAGGATAATTTAAATAACTTAAGTGCGGAATTAAAAGAATTTGGAGATACTACAGCCGCAGTATAGGGATATGAAAAATTATTAATTGGTGCTTGGTAGCAATCGGCTGATGCGGATCAAGAAGCCTGGCAGCAATTAGAAAAGAGTGCTACCGCTGCAGCGATGGTTACTAAATAGATTGTATTGGCACAAGGAAGAGAAGGTTATACTGATGAAATGGGCCGTAATTATTAGAGAAATATGGCTGATTTTATTAAAACTCTTTCTTTAGAGAATTTAGAAAAATTCAATTCTATGACCACCAATACCAATCAATATACTGCTTAGGATATAATTAAGACTTTTAATTTACAAGAGGGTACAGAAGTATATCAATATATAATAGATTGGTATAAGGAAGGATTTGAATCTACATAGCAACGGTTAAATTCTCAATTAGCGCGCTCTATTGGAAAATTGCCATTAGAAAATGGACACTATGCAGAGATAACAAGAGAAGAAATATCTTCTGTGTCTGAATTTTATAAGTAGTATTATAATATTATTTTTGGTAAAAAATATAAAAATAATATTTCTTCGGTAGAAGAAAAAATATTAAACGATATTTTAAAGTAGCATGATTCTATTTAGGAATAGGGATATTCTAAATCAGCAGTTTCTTTTGGGACTAATGCATTGGCCTTATTTAATCAAATTGCATAGGCTAATACTGAAGTACAAGATGCTCTTTGGACATTGATTTCTGAAAATGGATTTACTACTTTAGAAGGTATTTAGAAAATTTAGACAGGTATTAAGAATAATCCATTATTATAGAATATTTAGATTGATAATTTTCTTTAGAATATTGTTGCAAATATCATTCCAAATATCAATTTAGAGATTTAGACTGCAACTTCTAATTTACTTGAGAGTTGGGAAGATACAAGTAAGGAATTAAATAAAGCTATTGATAGTGGAGTTACAATTAAGGAAGCTGATTAGCTAATTTAGAAGGCAAAATCTCTTGATGTTAGTTTATCTTTAGATGATTTTAAGTAGGTCGGAGATAAATTATTACTTACGGAAGATGCTTTTAATAATTATTATTCAGCTTTAAATGCATCTACAAATCAAGTCTCTGAGGAATGGTAGTCTTATATTGAAGCCGCGACTGCATTCTTTAATATTGGTAGATCACATTATTCTCAAAATGAACAAAGATTATTATAGGCTATTGGTTTTGATGTAAAGAAGTATACCGATCGAGATGGTATAACTTCAGAAGGTTGGATAGAATTAGAAAAAACTCTAAAATAGAGACAAAAAGAATTAAATGATTATGATCGCGCAGCAAAAATTGCGGCGGATTAGTTATTATTATCTCACAGAAGAAATTAGGGCCAATATTAGATTAATGTTGAAGGTCCAATTCTTTTACTAGAAGAATTAAAAGAAATTGCTTCTGCTACTGATTTAACTACATCAGAACTAGATTTAAAGAAAAAAGATATTAAAGGTGCTTTAAATGAAGTATATAATTCTTTAATTTCTGATGTTTTTTCTAAAGGTATATAGAATATTAATATTAATGACTATACAGGTTTAATTGAAAGCGATCGTGAGGCACTAAATACGATATTATAGACTGGAGATTATACTGATTTTGTTAATAAATATGCTAAATTAGCAGGAAAATCTATTACAGAAATAAATGATCTTTATATACAAGCTGTAGAAAAAGAACGTTAGTTAGAGGGTAGCCGTCAAACTTTTAAAGATTTATCTTTTATTAATGATAAATAGTTCTCTATTTCTGATAGTGGTTTAAAAGAATTAGCGGATACCTTCCATATTGATCTTCGTAAATATATTGAACTAGGATTTATTAAATGGAATGATCAATTAAGTGAGTATGTGGTTGATTGGTTAGAAATTGACGAGTTAGCTAATTTACGTAATATTGATGGATTCAAAGAAAAATTAGCAGATAGTTTAAATGAATTTTTATCTTCATTTATTGATTTAATTAAAAAAGGACTTTCAGGGACATTGAGTCAAACGGATTTTTCTAATTTATCTTCATATGCCAAAACTTATTTACATATTGATCAATTAGATTTTTCTGAAACTGCAGAAGGCCTAAAATTAAGTTAGAAATCTGCGATTGAACTATATGATGCACTTAAATTAGTTGATACATTAAAAGCGCGTTTAGTATTTGATGAGTTGAATAAATCTTTGAAAGAGTCTAATGAACATTATAATGATATTAGTAGTATTCGAGCAAGAATTAATGAACTAGATAGTATTGTCCCAGAGGCTCGTAGTGCAGAATATGAAAAAGAATTATCTTTGGCAAAAGAAATTCTTGCTGTTCGTTCTACATCTGAAGATACAGGATTTAGTTTTATGTCTAATAAGATTCCTGGAGCCTAGAATAATCCATTAAATTATTTTTCTAATTGGCAAAAGGGATATTAGGCATTAAAAAATGGTATAAAGACTGGCTATATTGATTATACTGAATTTTATAATATCATTACTGAAATGGGCAATTTGGCCGAATAGACTGACGGAATTACCATTGGCGCTGGAAAAGTATTAAAAAATAGTCAAGACGCGGCGGATTTAATTGAATAGGCGGCAAGAACTCTTTCTGTAGATTCTTCTGGAGCACTAAAAATTAATTTAAAAAAACTAGCTGAGCTTGGTATAGATTTTGGATCAGCTGGAGCAGAAATGGATGCTGGTGTTACCGCGGGCATTCAAGACTTCGCGCATGCACAGGTCAATATGCTCGATGGTATGATTCAATTGCTAGAAACTATTGTCGCAATGGAATAGCTAGGCGATATAGCTGATGATGGCATTGGGGATAAAAATATTATAGAAATAGATGATATTTTCCCTCAAATAAAATTTGATCAAGATCAAGTAGTAGAATTCCAAATAAATGAAGCTTATACTTCTTGGGTTGACAGTATTAAAAATAAAATTGATAAAAAAAGTCCTAATTTTAATAAAGATTTAGCGGAAGCGACAAGAAGTATTAAAATTAAAGGAATTACTTTTGAAGAAATTCTTAATTGGAGTCCAGCAGAGCTGGCCGGGCAGGGCAAAGAATTTTTAGAGTCTTATACCTCTGTCTTAGATGCCTTTTATAAGGCGGCAAAATCTGGTGATTATAATTTAGATAATATCATGTAGTCCATTAAAGATGTGCTTGTTGGTACTGGATATTAGGGAGATATTGATGTTGGAGATTGGCATCTTACTGTTCATAATGGTTTAGTTTTAACAAGAGATGACGAAGGATATGTTGTTAATGGAGTTCATTATAATGATAAAGACTCTGCTATTTAGGCAACTATGCTTGCAGATCTTGGAGTTTAGCCTGGTGAAGAAAATGCAGCCTATTAGGCTGGAAATATAGGAGATATTAAAGGACTTTAGGGAACTCTTACAGTTGGAGAAAATGTTATTACTGTTATTACGAATGGTAAAGAAGTTAAATATACCGATAATGAAGGCCATATAGCAAATAGTATAAATGAACTAATTGCTTAGAAATTTGAAGCCGAATAGGAAAAAATAGGGACTCCAACTATTAATACAGATGAAGGCTATTACGAAAAATTACATAAATGGACTCTTGAGCATAATTATAATATTGTTCCAACTCTAGATCAGGTTGAAGAGGCTAAATTAACTTCAGATTAGAAAAAAGAAATTAAAAATAAAACAGCAGAATAGTTAAATGCGGAATGGAAAACAACTGATCATATTGATTTTAAAGCTAAATATGGAATTAGCCTTGAAGGCACAGACAGTATAACTCCTGAATAGCTAGAGCTTCTTAAAGAATTTAATTCTATTGAATCAACAGATTTAACAATTACTACACAAATGATAGCTGCTGATGCTACAACCTAGACCTTTCTTGATGCCATGAATGGAGAAAAAACTGCACATATTATAGTAGATACTATTCATGGAGATGGATCTGATACCGATGCTCTGATAAATACAAAAATAGAAGAAATAAGTGAATCGCCAATAGTTTAGGTTGATGCTAATGTTCCAGATGAAGAAAAGAAAGAAGTACAAACTGAAATAGAAAGTATAAATCCTACAATTAAATCTAATATTGCAAAACCGGATACTCGTCCAATTGTTAATGCCACTAAAGATTTAAATTTAACTGCAACTGTCACATTAAAACCCGATGCAAGCGGCTTATCTAAAATACCAAACACCGGTGCAGGCGGCGGCGGAGCAGTAGATGATTGGCGTAATTTCTTATTATTAGATTCTTAGGTAAGAGCGTCTGGTAATTTAGGTTTAGCTAAAGCTAAAGGTACTCTTATGGGCGAGCTAGGACCAGAACTTGTAGTGTCTAAAGGACGCTATTTCATTGTCGGACAAGCTGGCCCTGAAATGGTGAACCTTGCAGATGATGCAATAGTATTTAATCATTTACAAACCGAATCTCTATTAAAGAAGGGAATGTCTAAGGGCCGTGGAAAAGCAGTTACAAATGAACGTAATGCTGTTTCCTTTGCAACAGGTAATGTTAATGGTGGTCCCGCTAAAGCCTCTGCTTCTGCAGCATTATCTGCCTTAAAAGAGTTGCGTGCTTAGTGGCAAGCAATTGCTGGTCTAAGTGCAAAAGACCTCGCTGGAAAAGGCGGTGGAGGAGGTGGCGGTGGAGACCCTAAAGCCTTCTTAAAAGATCTAGAACGCTGGTATGACTGGTTACAACAGATTGCTCAACTTGAAAAAGAGATTACTCTTGAAGAAGCTAAGCGTACTGAATATCAGAGTCATATGGTTGCTCGTGGTAAAGAATATTTTACTAGTCAATTAGCTAGCTTAGAATTACTACAAGAGCAAGCAGTCGTACAAAAATCACTTAATGATTCTCAAGAAGAATATTTCAAGAAGCGCTTAAAAGAAATCAATGAATAGAGCGCATTTAGTGCCCTATATGGATTTAGTGAGTCTGGACAACTTTATTATAAAGATGTTTATGCTGATGGAAAGAGTGCTTTTGAATGGCTATCTGATCTTGTCGGACGTAATGAAGTAACTGGTGAAGCTAACTATACTGCTGAAGAGCAATATAATAAATTAGTGGCGGCCGGTTTCGGATTTGCAATGGAATATGATTCCTCTGGCAATAAGATTAAGCAAGAAGGAACTGATTGGTATAATACAGCACTTCAAGCTTTCTGGGATAAGATTGATAGAGATAAAGAAGAAATGCAATCTCTACACGATAGTGTTGAAGATGGCAAAAAGAAACTTCTTGATCTTGAAAATGCTCAGAATGAAATACTTCATGAGATTGAAGATAATCAGATTGAAGTTGAACAAAAAGTATTAAAAGCAATTGAGGAAGCGCGTCAGCGCGAGATTGATGAGCTAAAAGATACTAAAGAAGCGATAGAGAATAGCGCAAAGGAATTTACTGATGGCTTAAATAAGCAATTAGATAAAGAGCGCCAGATGCGGGATAATCAAGCAAATGCTGATGAACTTGCAACTCTACAACGCAGATTGAATATCTTACAGCGTTCTGGCGGTAGTGCTTCTGAAATTAGAGACTTACAACAGTAGATCAATGATAAACAATATGACAAATATTTTGATATGCAAGAACAATAGATTCAAGCAATCCAAGATTCTTCAGATGCTCAAATTGAACGTTTGGATAATCAGATTGAACTTATGGAAGAGGCTCTTGCATATGAAAAGGAAAATGGATTACTTTGGGCAGATGTAGATGAGATATTGAAGAAAAGCTCCGAGGATATAGTAAGCTTCATTCAAGGTAATACCTCTGAATATTGGAGTAAATCCACTACTGAATTGCAGAAGGTACTGCGCGAAGACCTCTTTGAGGTTGATAGATTCAAGCAATTTTAGGCAACGGTAGAAGACGGTATTGAAGCTTTGATTATGAAGTTTGGTACTGAAGAGCAAAAGAAAGCCTTGGCAGACAAGAAGCGTGCTGAAGCAGCAGTTAAAGACGCTACTACAAATACTGCTAATACAGAAAATACAGAAACAACTTCTAATTCATCTTCACAAGGACAAAAGCAATAGAAATATAAAGCTACATTTACGAATCATGCAGGAGGAAGAACCGATGCTTATAGTGTTACTTCTAAAGAAGACGCAATAAAAAAAGCATAGGATTATATTAGAAATTCTTATGTTGAATTACAAAAGAAACATCCAGGGATGCCGTAGGCAGGTCTAGGAGATGCAATGCGTGCTGATTTAGCAAGTATTAAAGCGATTTAGTATTATAGCACTGGCGGCTATGATTACACTACTGGCTTAGCAATGCTTCATGGTACCAAGTCTCGTCCAGAATCTGTATTTAATGCAGAACAAACTCGTATTCTTCGTGAACAATTCTTAAGTAATCGTCCAGATTCTGTTATCAGCTTGTTAAAAGATTATCGTGAAGCTTATCGTGGTCTATCTGCAACTACATACGATTCTATCCAAAATAATTCCAACGCAACAACAATTGAACATGCAGAGGTCAACTTGAATGTTGATAAACTTGCTAATGATTATGATGCAAAGCGTGCAGCTAATACCATTATGGATGAAATGCTTCGCATTGCATCTAAAACATCAGCTAATAATAGTGTAAGGAGGTAAAATGAGTTATGGCAATAGTAAATAGGGATTATGGCGCAATTGGCAGCAATTTCCCACCTAACACATTTAATACTACTTACCGTGGACAAGTATTTTAGGCGACACATACGGGAGACGGGCTACACCGTCTCCCGTTTATGTATCGTTCCTTTATTAGCTTTTCTTTCGGTGGTAGAAACATTGAAGATTTTGATTTAATCGCGACTTTCGGTAATGATAGATTAAATCGTGCTGGTTCTGCTGAATTTGAAGATCGAGTATCAACTTATGATATTCTTAATGGCCAACAATATTGGGCTACTCACTATCAAGCTAATTCTTTAGAATTCCAATTATCAACAGATGGTATTGATTAGAAGAAACTTGAAGATTTCCTATATTGGTTTAGGGCCGGAGATACTAAAGAACTAATTTTAGCAGAGCATCCAAATAGAGCTATTCTTGCAAGATTGGCGGATGCGCCGCAACTTAATTTACTTCCTTTTGAACAAGAAGTTGAAGTTAAAATTTCTGGTGATTCTTACACTACTAAGACAACATTATATAAAGGCGATATTCAAATTAAATTCATAATGGACTCGCCGCACTGGTATGCAAAAGATAATATTCTTGGTATTAAAGATGAATCTCGTAACGTATACACTAATGAATGGTATGATGCTGATGGTGCTAAAGTTAGTATCTTTGCTTCATAGGATGCTTTAAAGATACTATATGAAGATGGTATTCCTCTTGGCACGATGATTCAAAAAGATATGCTACTTGGTAATGGCGCGTTTGCTACTGTTGAAGGGCATACAAATCAGAAAGTATGGTCTGTCGCAAATACCGATGATATTGTTTGGGAAGATGGCGTACCAGAAGGAGAAGGCGCGAGGGTACATGGCTCAGTAACTTAGGCTATGAAAAATGAGCATCCAGAAATTTTATCTGCTGTTGGTTCATATGAAGGTGTAGTCGCGGGCGCGATTATTAGTGCATCTGGTAATGGAATTACTTCATTACCTCCTTATTCAGATGGAAATGCTGATACTTGTGGGTATTTCTATTATTCTGGCACGGCTCCGGCGCCAACTATAATTAGATATACAATGACACCTATTATTAATGATGATGGATACATTACCTCTCCTCGAAATAAGAAAACCAATCCTCAATATGATACTATTACCATTGAAAGTATTAATAAACAGGAATTACAATTGACTACTCCCAATATTTATACTAGTTTTAATAAGGTAATTGAAATATTTGATACTTATTTCAATGGGCATAATTCATGGGAAGATATTCGTGCGATTATTCGTGAAGAAGTAAGGCATGCGCCGACTCGTGAGTGGGCAATTAAGGTAATTGATAATGCACAGGGGAATAGCGCGAATAGTGTTGTAGCTTCTGCGACGGTATCAACTTTAAAAACTAATATGGCTTATTTCTTAAAGACAAGTGGTGGAGCAATATAGCCTGCTACCTTCTCCTTTAATAGTGAATCTGGCGAAGCTATTGGACAATTTAAATATCGTACCGTAAGTAATAGTTCTACTTCTAATTTTTCTACTTATTAGGCGAGTACAATTAATACCGTAAAAGAAGAAGATGTAGGAGATATGCTTCGCTCAAATTACATTATTCTTAGAGATAGAAATATGCCGACTGAAGATGGCTATGTGACAGAATGGACGGTAGCAAATAAATAGTATTCTCATCGTATATATCATAATATGAGTAGTTCTATTTCAAATGTTTCTGTCTTATATAAGAATATGTATTTATAATAGAGATAAAAGGAGGAGAATAGCGTGATTACGAATGAACAAAGAGATAACTTGCTTTTATAGTATTATGACCGCGGTATCTTGAAGAAAGAGATTCGTAGTTATGAGGTCTCCCTATGGACACTTTAGGACGAGTTTATAACCGTCCTAAAGTGGTCCGATGTGGAGCAGCAAGGAAGAATAGAAAATGCTAAGATGACATTAAATATTGATGGTACTTAGCAGTTATCTCTCTCTATTCCAATGTATTATTGGATGAATGGAGAATTAAAAGAAAACCCAAATTGGTATAATACACAAAATGGGAATTTAATTAAAGGACTACGCAAACTTAAAGTAATCTTTAATAAAGGGGAATATCCAATAGAAGAAGCCTCAAAGCATGTATTTGAATTCCTTATTATGGATATTTCCGAATCTCATGAGAGTGATATCTTAACTTGTGAAATTAAAGCTGAAGGATTAGCTTTTTAGGAATTAGGTAAGATAGGATATAAGTTAAGTTTATCATAGGCGAACTTTGAATTGGTTTATAAAGATTGGGCTGAAAAAGGGCAATGGACTAAACGTGATGGGACAGTATCTTCTGAAATGCCAATACAAAATATACAATTTTGGTGCGAAGAAGGATGCGATTTGGCGCCGATACCAGATAATGGCCCGGTAAGTTCTCGTATTTGGTATTATGATATTCAGATGAATTGGAACTCATTCTAGGATGCTCCTAACAGAGATTCCAAAAAGTTATATGAAGAAACCTATACAACTTCATGGAATAGTGATTTAATTCCTGGTGCGATAGAGAATTATCGGGAAAAAGCGCGCTCTGTTGAAGTGGATCATAGTAATTTATATAACATTACCCAAACTATCGCAGAGAAATTCGGTGTCTTTTGCCGCTATGAGTATTTATATGATGTAAATTATCATATTATAGGAAAGAAAATTGTTTTCTATAATAATTTTATGAACGAAGATCCTACACAGGTAGTAAGTTTCCAATATCCATATTCTTCTTCTAAAGTTATTCGGACGCAAGAAAGTGCGGAAGTTACTACAAAACTTTTTGTATAGGATGTAGATAATGATTCAACCGCGGGCGGAATAAATAGTATAATGTTTAGTCCGGCCAATTATTCACATGAAGATTATATTCTTAATTTTGATTATATGTATGAATCTGGTGGTATTAATAAGGAACAATATGACTATATTGCTATTTATAATCAACAGATGCGTACTCTTAATAATGAATTAACTACTTTACAGCTTCAACATGATACTTATGAATTTTAGAAGCCAGAGGTAGAAGCAAAGAAAACTATTGCTGAAAATTCTATTGCTTTAGACTCTGAGTAGGTGCTATAGAATAAAGCGTTACGTAATGCTCTTGACGCTAAAGATGGGGTATCTGATGGTTATATTGAGCTTACTGGCGCAAATGCTGACTATTTACTAGTAGCCAAAAGAGATAATGGAACATATTATGTAAATTTAGCACGCACTAATAAGGGTATAGTTGAAGAGACAGTTAAAGTATATAAGCATTTAAGCAGCGGAACCTTATCTGGCCAAATTACTAGTTTTAGTTTTAATTATGATGAATATAACAATATCACTTCTATTAATTTAAATAATGTAAGTGAAATTACTGAAAATGGTACTGTTATTACTAAAGTATATTTAGTATATAAATATGATCCATGTTTGTATTACGACAAAATAGTTACAATGTGGGAAACAAAGTTAGCTAAGGATTCTGAAGCACTTGTAAAGAATACTGAAGAGTTGGCTATAATTGAACAAAAGCTATCTGTATTAGAGTAGTAGATAGAAGAAAAAATTATAGAAAAACAAAAAGCTATTAAAGCCTTTGAGCGTATGATGGGACCAGCCTTACGTGAAGGCTATTGGCAACCAGAAGATTATAATGATTATGGTGATCGCCATATCATAAGTAAAATTATTAGTAATTCTGATATAACCGCTGATAGTGGAACTGATGCAATTGTCGCTTGGGATAACGAACCATTTGAAGATGAAGAAACTTTATATTATGAAATTGGAGTAAATCAAGAATTAGAGTATTATCCTTGCGTTGATTTAAACGCAGTATTTCCAAGTGGTATACCTACTAATTTAAGTGAATATAGCATAGTATGGCGCGCAACTAGTTATACAGAAGACTATAATTGGTCATCTATAAAAGATTTAACTATTTTCCATGTAGGATCTCAAGCATTGATTAGATTTATTAAACACAATAATGTTGTAAAACCTGTATTGATGCTTATCGGTGCGAAAACCATGTCTGAAGACGAACTTACTCGTATGAAAAGTTCTAACGGACAAGCACGATTAGAGATTTATTCTACTACTATTGGAAATAATGGCACGATTAGTATAAGTCATACTAATATAGCAAGTATTGGCGCGAATTGGATACAGGTTGCGGCTGGAACAGAAACTACTGTTACTCCAATTATGTATCCGCGTATTAAATTCTCCTCTTTACTATTAAAGACTGATACCAATGATCTTTATATTAAGTATAATAATTAGTTATTAGAATTAGGAGAAGATTATTATATAAGAACTCGCAATACTCTTAGAACTTCAGACAATAATTATTATCCAGAATATTATGTAACTATTAAGCCAGAAACTATTATTAAATATGGAGTTGGGCATTAGGTAAATGTTGACTATGTTCTATCTAATGCTAATACTGCAATTTACTTAGATGCACTACAAGTATCTAAGGAAAATGCTTATCCTAAAGCATCTTATGAATTAGATACTAATATTCTTAATGTAGATTTAACCAATAGGCTATATAATACTTTGGCGCAAATAGTAAAAGTTAATGATACATAGTTAAAGTTACATGATGCTTTTGGTTATATTTCTCAGGCTGAACTTGACTTAGATCATTGTGAAAATGATAAGATAGAAATAAAGAACTATAAGACTAAGTTTGAAGATCTATTTTCTACTATTGTGGCACAGACAGAGAGTATGAAGCAAATGGGTTCTGGTATCGCTGCGGCTGTAAATGGATCTATTCCTTTGGCTGAAGCTGCATTAACATAGACAATAGATTAGTGGCAAGATACAGTCAATGAATATTTAGATTAGCATTTTCTTGCAAGCAATACTATTCAAGATAGTTTAGCTTAGCTTTTTGATGAGGCTGGTACTATATTAGGTAATGCTAATAAAGCTATGAAGTAGGGTTATGCTCTATCAATGCAAAATGCCGCAATCTTAAGTAAGTTTGCAGAATAGGTTACTAATGAGCTAGCGGTTGAAGTTGTTAAGAGTTAGACTCGCCCAGAACAATTTAAAGTCGGTGATATTTGGATTTAGACCGATGCTTAGGGAAATGAAGTTGGGCGTTATGTTGCGACAGCTTCTTCTGATGAGTTGACTGATAATTCTGGAACCAATGGATTTGTTCGTACATATAATGGCACTTATGCACAAATTGTTGGTGCGGCACTAAAGATTGATGCCCAGGCCGGTACAGTTGCTATTACTGCTGAAAATAATATTGATATTGCTTCTGGTAATACTGTAAATATTGGCGCGAATGAAGATGTTAATATTGTAGGTAATAAAGAAGTTAATATTGGTGGTACTACTATTAACATTGGCGCGATTACCAATAGTGGTGCAGTTGGTGGTATTAATATTATTGCTACGGCATACAATAATTCAAACTTTAAAGACGTAAAATAGAGTCGGGTATTAATTCATCCAGACGAGATTTATATGGCTGGCTCTAAAATTACAATGTTGACCGGCGCCTCTGCGAGTGGAGTAAATGCAGTAGAATTAGATGGTAGTAAAGGTATTTGGATTGGTTCTTCTAAATCTATTACGCTTTCTACCGGAAATACAGAAGGCAGCAATACTAATGTAGAGATTAATCCTACTCATATTTTATTTGGAGTAAATAATCTATCTAATGGTAACGCAACCGCGGTTGAAATGTCATAGGCATAGATCATTCTTGGCGCCGGAAACGGCATGACAGCATTAGACCAAAATGGTATTAATGTCGCTGGATCAACTTCTGGTGTTCAGATAACCAAGGATAAGATTGGTTTAGCCGTAGGAAATTCTACAACTCGTTCCGTTATAGTAATGGATTAGAGTGGTATAGTTGTTGGCACTGGTACAGATCCGCAAGGAACGGGCGCGAATAGTGGTTCTTATGTATCTATTGCGGGTTCTGGAATTATAATTGGATCCAAAGGATCATTAGATGTTAATACTACAAATTTCTTACTTGATTCAGATGCAGCTATTACTTCTGGTTCCAATCAAACAATGTTTAGATTGGGTACCGCCTCAGCGCCTGCTTTGGAATATAAAAATGGTACACTTAATGTTACAGGCACTATTACTGCTAATGCACTATACATTATGGAAAGCGGTACGCCTACTGAAGCTACTTAGTGGATTAATGCTAAAGTTACAGATGAAGCAATTTGGTTAGGTGTAAAGAATTATACCAATACAAATGCTACTAGTATTAAGTTAACTGATAGTAGTGTTGAAATATAGTCTGGCGGTACATTGAGTGTTAATACTTCAAATGTTATTATTAATACTAACGCTGGCAATAATGCGGCTATATTCCAATTAAAGAACGGTTCTACTGATTATTTCAAAATTAGTAAAGATGGTAGTGGAACTATTTCCGCTACGCTTGGCGGCTGGAGTATTCTTGGCAATAAGCTATATTCTGGCAGCGGAACTTCATATGTTGCTCTTGATGCTAATACATCTGATACTTATGCTATTTGGTGTGGTAATGCTACGGATACAAGTGCGCCATTTAGAGTTAAGAGAAATGGTGATGTGTATTTAAATAGTTTGATGGTGTTAGATAAAAAAGACGGCAATACCTGGGGATTAGGTGGCACTGATGCATAGCATGAGGGTATTTATACAATTACATAGGGTACTGATGATGAAAAAGGAACTTATGGCTATAAAGCTATTGATTTCTCAAAACTAAATTTTAATTAGGCCGTTTCAATTATCCCCAGTTGTAGCGGCTCATAGGTTAATATAAGAGTAAATCTTTGGGGAGTATTAAATAAAAGTTCAAATTTAGCAGTAACTTTTGTTCCGCTTACTTGTGAAATAATAGGAACAACTCAAGAAGGTGCAAATAAAGGTAATTTAGCATATTAGATTGAAATTGGTAATGATGTCATAGAAGATAATGCAGAAATAGTAATTTCTGCAAGCACTAACGATTATAATCAAGGATGGAATGATTGCATTGATACAATGAAAGAAAGTTATGGAAAAGTAGTAATAGAAGCTACAAGTACAAACCCGTCTGCAGTATATAGTGGACGTGGGCCAAATTCTATTTAGCCTTCTGGTTCTTCTCAAACTGTTACCGTACTTGAAAATCCTGTTTTGTGGGCAGATGCATAGTCTGCTTTTAAAGGGAATATTATTACTTTATATCGTTTACCAGACTATAAAGGTGACGGTTAAAAAAAATAAGACCCGGATTCAATTAAGAATCCGGGTCATTTTCTTTTTATCATTCTTCATCCATTTCAATGAATGGCTCTAGCGCAACCATATCGCTTGGTGTAAAGTCAGCTTCTTCAAGCTGTTCAATCTTTAACTTATTAGCATTAATCTCTACTTCGCTTTCAACCAAGTCATTAAACTCATTTACAAAAGCTTCAAGATTTTCTGGTTCAAACTTATAATTATTTTTTTCATCAACTACAAGTTCTCCATTTTCATTCTTTTCACCATATTTATTTACTAAACTATTTCTAGTTTCTTGAAAACCTTGTACTTCTGCTTCTGCGGCTTTTAGTAATCTAGCAATCTGCCATGCAGTTTTAGCCTTAAAATCGGCCTACGCTAATTTTCTTAAAACTTCAGTGCCATTAATAATATCGGCAATTTTTACTCTAATCATATATCTTCACCCCATGTAACTTTATTAGTCTTTAATTTCCCACAGAAGAACTTTCCAATACAAATTGCATCCGCTTCGTCTTCTGTGCAATCCATATCATACCAAATCTTTACTTTAGCTTGCGCCGCTTTCTTCTTAGCATCTCTATGTGTATCTCCATCATTAATACCACAATAACTGCGCCATTCACTTGGATATACAATATCATGGTCTACACTAGCTTCAAATATTGTATCTAATAATACACCTTGTAGATTCGCTAAAGTCTGGAATGTTTTTACTTGTACATCCGCTGCCTTCACGCCATACTTTTGTAATTGAATATTTTCTAATCCAATGAAGTCTGGCTCCCATTCCTTAATTGCAGCTTTTAGCCAATTCTTAACTTGATTGATACGTTCGGTAGCTTGTAATGTGCTACTTGTTTTAAATACTCCATAGCCTACAAGCACTTTATCATCGTATATTGCATAGCCTGTAACGCTTGTCGCCGCGTCTAGGGCTAGAATACGCTGTGTGTCTGTACCCTTCTTGGGTACCTTATTTTTTTTAACCTTATAAGGATCACCGGCCATACAAATATCACACATCTTATGTTTTCGCCAGTTCTCAAAGGTCTATTCCTGTTTATGCCCAGCCGGACAGATCATTTCAAGTGGAGTTTTTAAATTCTTATAAATCTCACTTGTTAATTGCCATCCTTCCGCTTCCAGGGCATTTCTTACAGAATATATATTAATAGTTCCCATTACTTACCACTTGCGCCAAAACCGCCTTCACCACGGTCTGAATCAGCTAGAATATCTACTACTTTAGCCTGGAAGCGATAGCTTGGCATTACTAGTAGTTGAGCAATACGATCTCCTGCGGCGATATGATAATCTTCATCAGATGTATTATCATAAATTACACCTAGTTCTCCACGATAACCACTATCAATTAAACCAATACTGTTGCTTAAACGAAGTGGAGTTTTTACACCCATGCTTGAACGAGGAAGAATCATTGCTAGCCAGCCTTCTGGTAGCTGAATCTTTACACCAGTTTTAATCATATTGCTATAAGAACGAGCAGGGATTATTTGATCTGCTGGAGCATATAGATCTGCTGCGGCATCACTATCATGTGCATAAGTTGGCTCTTTCGCACCGGCCGCCTTATCAACAGTCATAGGAAGCTCAATTGCATAAGAATGATATTTTTCAACTGCTTCATTAAATAGCGAGAAAGTTTTATCTAAAATTGTTTCAATAAGAATCTTTTTATTACCAACATATACATGGTCGCCGTAAATCATCTCTTTAATAGTTTCTATTAAGGCGTTCGCGGCTTCTCTAGCTTCTATTTTTGTCAAGCCCTGATCTTCAAAGTTGCTCACAATCTGATTAATAGACTGTGCAACTACTGCGGGAGAAAACTGAGTATCTAAATTATCTAAAATTGTTTTAAGAACCTCATCAGTAAGATGATCATCTTCAAGTGCAATCAATCCTTGAATTGATTCAATAAAAGATTGTAATTCATTCATAATGGGCACCTCTTATTCAAAAGTCTTTTCAATTGTGACTTTGTATTCAATATAAAGAATTTCGCCTTTGGACTTCTTAGGTTTTGCGGTATAACCAGACTTAGTTACTGTATATCCACCGCTATTAGCGCCATTCTTTGCATCTTCAATCATTTCCATGGCTTCTTCTTCACTTTCAGTAAGCCATACATCAGTTGTTTTCAATAGTTGTCTTGCCATTTTCTTCTTTCTCCTTTTCTTCATTAAGTTTTCTTAGTTTTTGAATTAGATCTATATAATTAAGTTTCTTTGCAGTTTCACTTACTGCTTCCACTACATCGCCATTCCCTGCGGCCATTTCAGCATACTTTTTCGCGCCAACCTTTTTCTTTAATGCTCTACGTTGAGCGCGGTTCATGGGTAACTGTTGACTTCTAATCTTTTCAAGAGTTTTATCTTGTATATTTTTTAGTACTTTATCAATTGTATCCGCGCCAACTTGTGATTGAGCTTCTTCAATACTTATTTGATGAATTTCAGAATATCGTTTAATAACCTCTTCTATAGTTGGTTTTTCATTTATTTCTGTAGTAGGTTCTTCAAGTTCATTAATTTCAGTTTCCATTAGCCGCCTCCTGTTTTATTATATCCAAATTCTTGTGCTTTAAAAAACTCAATATAATATTTCTCAAGTTCATTTAATTTATCTTTATCACAATAAGTAATTATTTCAATTTGCCAATTCCAGAATCCCTCTTCAAGTATTGCATGATGGACTGCTTGATCTGCAATTGATTTGATTCCAACTGCTGATTTAAAGTGATCTGAAATGCGCTTCTTTACATCAGTACTTTTTCCTATATAACACTTACCATCCTACAAACTGGTAAGTTTATATATTCCAGGTTCAGGTCTTATTTCAATACGCTTAAAAGTATCATCTAAATTTGGTTTTACATATTCTTGCCAAACTAACTTACTTATAATATCTGGATGCTATACCTTCGCGGCAACAGCTATAAGTAAGAAATCAATATCTTCTTTATATTCTTCTGGTAATTGAATTGTATAAAAAAGTTTTGCTTGCTATTCGGCATTATATTGACGCAATGTGCGTTCAATACTTTCAAATCGTTCTTTTGCTTGTGCAATTGCATCATTATATTCTTTTATTTTTTCTTTAGCTTCTTGGCATATAGCTTTAGAAGCTTCCTTTACCATTTCATCTTGTTGTGAGCACTATGCAATTGTATCTTCAAGCAATTTATTATAATATTGTTGTTTCTCTTCGAGAGTATGACTAAGTTCGGCTTCACGCTATTCTCTCTATTGTTGTATAATTACGTCTATATTTTTTAATTTAGTTTCTGTAATATTATTATAATTATCAAGCGCATCTTGAATATCTTTTTTACATTGATCCAATCGGCGCTGCGCGTATTCGCATTCTTGCTCTTTAGCTTTAGCTTCTCGAATTAAACCATTTACTTGTTTTTCTTGTTGTTTAATAACGTCATCAGTATAAGCTATTTCTTTTTTAATTTCTCGCAACTCAGTCTAGAAATTTTCTAGTTCTTGCGTATCTATACGCTGTTTTCGTACTAGCTTATATCCTAAAATTCCAATTATAATAATTAAAGAAATGACTATATATATCATCGAATCACCAACTATTTTTCTTCTTACTTTATTATAACAGAATTTCAGAAAAAAGTCAAATGTTAAAAGTAAAGAGGACGAACTTTTTATAGTTCGTCCTTTATATATAATCCGCAATGACAGGTTTGACCAACTTGTACATTTTCAATAAAATCTCTACAAATACACTTATATTCTGGTTTACCTTTACTCTGATATACGCATGGGCAGTATCCATCATTTTCTTTTAGGGCGGCACGAATATTCTTTACCACCATTTCATTATCGCTAACGTGTAATTTCATGTCAACATCTCCGCATATTGATTATTGCTTGCTAGTTTAACCCCTAAGACTTCATCATAATGTGGCTCCTGCCCCATTATGAATCTGCCCCATTTAACTATAATATTATCATATTTTCGTAATGCACGTTCAGTTACTTTATCTTCACCTTTATTATACCCAGTATAAATAATAATTGGATCATTGCAATTTTTATATATTCTTATGAAAGCAATTAATTCAATTAAATCCATATAACTATCAAATGGTTCTAAGCCTTGAAAGCAAAAAGCCTTTGTTAATGGATTTTGTTCGTAAAGCTGCCAAATATATTCTCCGCTTACTTCGATATCCGGTTCGGCCGCCAAGTCGCTATTTTGGCAAACTTGGCAGCCATTTAACCGATCACATTTGAAATCACAGTATGGAAATTCTACTGTTAAACATGGCTCTTTATAATTTGTACAATCATAGTCAATTATTCCTTTTAAACGCATTTTGAATTTTCCTCCATATTCTAATAAAAATATTAGAATAAAATTCAATTGGAGAGGCAGGAACCCAAGACCCATCATCTAATTGTCTTTCTACTGTAATATCAGTAATATTTGTTATTTTATATGTTCCCATTGTCTTAATTTAAACTCCTCTTTACGCTCTTTACTCCAAGTTTTTATTGGCGTATAGAAACCTACAATACGAGTATATTCAGTAGCAACATCGCCGCCACAAATAGGACACTTTGTTCCATAGAACGCATGATTGTGTTCACAAGCTTGAATTTTTGTATTGAAGGCGAAATATGTTAATCCTTGATCCGCAATATAATTAACTGCATCCCAAGCCTTTTCAAAAGTATCAAATGGAGCATCAATATTTAAGTGGGCGATACTGCCGCCATTGCAGTAACTATCAAATAGAGAAGCAATACGAATACGTTCTACCATAGTAGTTTTAATTCCTAGAGGAATAAACTGGTTTCCATATAGAGGTAAATCTTTTACTACTGTGTCAGGGAAGAAGAATTCATCAGCAATCTGCATTTTTGCTGCCGCGGATTCTCCGGGGATCTGTTCAATATTGATCTTATAGTTTTTATCCGCCGCAAAATTATCCTTAACTGCATGAATCATTTCAAAAATACGTTTACCAAACTTATCAGCTTTTTCAGTATAATATGTATTTCCTAATTCATCTACTTTGGTATATCCGAAAGTTTTCATTGTTTCATAAATACCAATTATACCTACTGTATTATATAAATGTTCAAAGTCTACAATTCCTTTTGAGAAATTAGGAAGCAGTCCTTTTTCTACATTACGCTCAATAATGTGTCTTACACAATCGAGCGCCATACAATCCAGCTCTACAAGTTCTCTTAAAGCAATTAGATATTCGTCTTCATCGCCAGGATACTCAAGAGCAAGACGAGCAAGATTTACAGTGGAAACTTTTACAGATCCAACCTTCAATGCAGTACCACCAATACTATTGAAATATCCAAGATCTTCGATATTACTTTTTAAGCGGCAGCAATTGCTTAGAGAATTAACGCTATCATCAATAAATAAATTGGAATCACTCCAAATTCTATTATGTTCAATGCCCCAGCGCGCGAACTCTTCATCAGCGAATTTACCATCTTTTCTTAATAGAGAAATAGTAAGAACTGGGAAAGTAAACATATTATGTTGACGGATTTCTGCGATAGTTTCCATAAAGACTTTTTGGAACTCTTGAATTTCTTTTAAATCATCAATCATAAAGGATCCGTCTGGAAATTGACTGCCTGCAAACAATGCCTCTAGATACTTCATATCAAATACTGAACAGTTTGTAAAGGCAGATTGCATACCATCACGTACATAAGGTTGATTTACAGCATACACAAAACGCTGAATCTGCTGACGAGCATAATAGTCTGGATCTTTGGTTGCATATCCATTTGCACAATCCTTTTTCCAGAAATAATACATATAAGGAATAAGATTTGGTAAGCCTACTGCACCAGAACTACGATTCGCCGCGAAGCTAATATATTCTTTAACAAAATCTACAAATGTACTTAAATGACGGGGCGGTTCAGCATTAAAATTATTTAAGAAGAATAAGCCCTTTTCTGCAACATCTTTTAGATCATATGCAAAACAATAGTGAACATATGTGCTTGTATCAGAATCATGCATGTAAAGCGCTTTTGTCCATTCTTTCTCTAACCACTCATTAGCTTTTTTAAATCCATAACGCTTATTCATTTCATAGAATATTTTATTAAAAGCTAACAGCTTACGATGCGGTTTAGGCATTTCATTCATAAGAGTCCGCATATCCTTATTTCCAACATTTGAATTGCCATCTACCGAAGCATCTGCTACAGTATCCTTATCAATAAAGTTGTCAATAAAATCTGTATATGATAACTGTTTATCTCCAAATCCATTTAGATAAGCCATTTCTTCGCCATATAAGTCCGTCATGCGGTTATAGGCGGTTTGAAAATTCTTATTTAGTCTAACTTTAATATCCATACTTATATCGCCTCGATCCATTGATTTATTGCCATAGGAGTTAATATGTAAATCGGACAACCAGGACGTGTGCCATCGTCAACTGCAAGCACCGGCGCGCGATCCACTTCTAAATTCCCTGGTAATTCTTCAAAGGGGCGTTCTACAAAAGGAATCTCCTTTGCTTTTAATTTTGTTTTAACCATCTCACAGATGGGACAAGTTGGTAATGTATAAATCTCTGTCATAAAATCACTTCCCAAATTTCTTTCCGCAGTATGGGCACTCACTCGTTGTAGTAAAATCAAAACTACCATTATTATGAGTGCAAAGATGCTGTAAATCTTGAATTGCTTTTCTAATAATTACAACTCTATCTGTACGTTCCATGCGCGAAAGAGCAGTTCTTAATTCTTTACTTAATCGTTCATATTCAGTTTTAATACCATTAGTATCCATATTTCCAAAAACCTCCTTTTTTAATCATATCTTTTGTCTGGCGAAATAAAGTTTCTGAACTAGGATATCTATCTAATATTACTCTAAGTTGTTCTCTCTCTGGACGAACATTCGACATGCTTTTATCTTTTGGTATCCTATCTATAATACTTTTATAATTACAAGTTTCGCCTTGCGTCCAAGTAGCAATTAATTTGGACAAATCTGAAACTGGATCATAACATCCCAATCCAGGGTCTTCATATTTTACTTTTATTGGAATATTACAACTCCAGAATACATACAATAGATTTAATTTATATAATATATCCCTTAAATAGTCTGATTGATAATGGAAGGATCCTCCTAGCGATAAATAAACTAATGAACTTTGATTTATTACTGCTAAGAATCTATTCTTATAATATTTCATTAAAATCGGTGTTTCTTTTAAGGGTATTCCTAAATCAAGAAAAGCATCATTTCCTTTTGCGATGAGAGCATTTTCGCGCACTTCTAAAAAATCTGAAGCTTTCTTGTAATGCGCTGGATGAATAAAATTAATTGAAGAAGGATGGCGATTAATAATTTTATCTATTACTTTTCGCCAACCCTCTTGAAAGAAATCTTTATCGTAAATATAAATACGATGTCGTTTATGTATGGCAGGAATCGGCAATACGTCATCGCCGGCGTGCCATCTGTAATAAGAATTGTCTAATAGACGCGCGATTTCTGCATCTTCTAATCCAGCTTCTCGTTTATCTCTTAAAAATTGACCATAAATACGAGTACGAGGAAGAGTAAAATCAATTAGTGAATTTTCAAATGGAACATATATACCACCTGTAAAGGCAGTTCCTCCATAAATTACATTTGGAGCGCGACGAAATGCTTCTGGAACAGTAACAAAGTTTTTAGATTCGCTAAATACATATATCTTTTCATATGCGGTTAACTCGGTTTCATCTAAATTAATTAAGCGGCAAAATTTATTTTCCTCTCCTTGGTAATATGCCGCTAACTTCATAATCTCCAAATTAGGAGGACAGAGTTGGGGCTTATCCCAACTCTGTAGCTAGAGATCAACTAATCCTATCATTCTTCAATCACCGCTCGCTCTGTCTGAAATTCTAATGTTCCATCGTCATGTATGGCTGTTATCTTTGAGATAATCGGATAAAAACTATCTTTGCGTTTTTTCGGAATAAAGTCTTGTCCGCGCCTTATACCTTGAATCATTAATAATGACCCTCGCGAAAACCAGCTCTTTTCTTTAACGTGTTTCTTTCCATCTTCGCCACGCTCAGATAACTGTTTATCAAAACCAGCGTATTGGTTCTTATACACCTTTACATTAACAACTCCGGTTGGAGTTAACAATGTAACTGTATTTTTCATCTTGCTCTTATCAATTACAGTTCCAATTATTTTTCTTAAAGTATATACTCTAACCTCGTTACCATCACGTCCTATAAAGCTATAATCAATTTCCGGCTCCTCTGGTAGCTTAAAGAAATCATCATACATATATTGAGAATCAGCCAATTCATGTGAATGACTATAGAAACTTACTGATTCCATTTCCCAATGAGAAATGGTTCCTTGTGCATACTTATTAAACATTTCATCATATAATGCTTTGTTCAATTTCTGCAACAATTCATCTTTATTAGACTTTATATAATTTCTCATTACATCCATTGATGATTGATACAACGTTTCCCATACAGTTGCAGAAATTGAAGTACCATTTGAAATATAATTGGCGCTAAAGTTATTTGCTATAAAATCAATCGCCGGCTCATTTAATTGATAATAGCTTACTTTTTTCTGCTGCTTTAAGAACTTATTAAATAGGAATATTCTCCTATAAAGATCCAATTCCTTTGGGATTAAGTCATGAGCAATTAACATTTGCATATTCTGTAATGTCAATCTTTGCTTTTTATCTGCGATCATGTCAATATATTTTGCCATGATTTTTTCTCTTGGTAAGCCAATCAGATTATCAAATGCTCCACATTTAATGAGATTTGACATTTGTATCTTATTAACTTTAACCTTTTCTAAGAAATCTTCCATTGATTCAAATGGCCGCTTATCCATGATTTCTTTAATAATTGAAGTAGATAATCTTGTGATGCCACGTAAGCCATAAAGAATCTCATTATTCTGAACAACAGGAGTGAAAGTATAAGATGAAGTATTGATATCTGGTGGCGAAACCTTAATTCCATAATTACTGAATCGCCCGATCGCTGCCGCAACTTTACCATAATCAACTGTTTTCGTCTTTTCTTTTTTCTTGTCTTCTTTTTCGCCTTCAGTTATTTCATTTTCTTCTTCCCATTCTTCTTGTTCTTCTACTTCTTCTGCATCTTCGTCAGCTTCAGCCTCTACAACTAATGAAGCTTCACCGTCTTCATCATATTCCACCACTTGAATACCACCACTATCTACAATTAAGTTTGCGGTATTCCAGAATATGATTGGATAGAATCTTGCAAGATTCATTTCTTGAAGTGCAACCATAGAATATGAATATGTATGGGCCGCATTAAAACCGTATCCACGGCTCAATGCAATTTCAATATTCCATACATAGTTACAGAAATTAGGACTTAATCCTTTTTCTTTTGCATTGTCGAAAAACTGTTTAGTTAATGCATCATACTCTTTAGGATTCTTTTTTGCGATTGACTTACGAAGTTTGTCTGCAAATTGCAGATCCCAACCGCCGCATTCTGGCAACTGCACTAACTGCATAAACTGTTCCTGTGTAATAGACATTCCGTCAGAAATATCTAATTCTCTATGCATAATTGCTCGTTCTTCATTCGTAAGTCCCATATCAAACATTTCTTTGTCCCATGCTTGCGGGGTCTCTCTAAACCGTGCATACTTATCCAATGGACTTTCTGCACCTTTTTCAGTTGCCATTAATCGAATAACTGAATTAAGAACTGCTAATTCGTCAACACTTCGTGGATGGGTTAATGCAATGCCACGTACACCACTTTGCTGTTCCATCTGGAACAAACTTACAATTTCGTGATTCTGAACCATATCCCACATCTTTTCATCGTCACGATTTATTTTATAAACTCCAAGAGCGTTTTCATATGTTTCTCTTAAAGTTGGATATTCTTTAATGTAACCTTGTTCTACCAATAGATCAAGACAAGTATGAATCTTATCCGCAGCTTCTACTGATAACAAGTCCATCTTAATCATTGATACGTCTTCAAGATCGTGCAACTCAAACTGAGTAATAATCGTACCATCGGGTGCGCGCATCAATGCACTAGATTCAGTAAAGTCTTCATCTGTAAATACAACACCGCCCGCATGAATACCTTGACCGCAAATCAAACCTTCAATCTTACTTGCAACTTCCCACAATTTAGGATACTTATTAATTTCATTTACAAAAGACTGAGTTGGTGCAATTCCATTTTCTTCATCACCATAATAAGTTTGCTTTAATGTATAAACTGCACCACGTTCACTTGGAATGAGGTTAGAAATATAAGATGCTTCATCTACATCAATTCCTAATCCGCGCGCGGCTGTCTGAATTGCAGACTTAGACTTTTCAGTTTTGAATGTTGCTACATTAGAAACTCGATTCTCTCCATATACTTTACGAAGATGCTCCAAGGTCTGCGCGCGACGAACACCTTCAATATCTACGTCAATATCAAGTACTGATACACGAGCTGGATTAAGGAAACGCCAAGGATATGTTTTAGTCTTTTCGCGCAAACAATTTATTTGAATAATATCAAGAGCATATAGAAGAACAAATCCCATACCAGAACCACGTGCTGGTAAAACTATTGTTCCAGCGTTCCAACACTCATCAATAATGTGCTGAAGATTTAAGAAATATGCAGACCATTGTGCTTTATTTACTTCAGAAGAGACCCATGTCATTTCAAGACATTCGTTTAATGCCTTATATGCTTCTTCATTTTGAAGATCTTCATGCTTTTTAATACCATCTATTACTGCAAAAAATAACTCATTATCTGCATAATACGTGGAATGTAAAAACTTTTCCAGTGCAGGCATTAATGAAATATAATAATCTATTTCCTCTTGCGTTCTTGCATGAAAATCGCGCCACGGCAAACTAGGAATCTTTAACGGCTTTAGAATACTAAAATCTTCACATTTATCTTTTATCTCTCTAATAGATTGATACGCGGCTTCGATTTGTTCATCTGTAAGATATGGGAAGAACTTTCTAATTTCTTCATCCTTCATCATATAAGTCGTTGCATAGAAAGTCTTTGTCTCACGATCACCATCTTGTGCATTAAGAAATGCTTCATGAATTGGTGCATCTTCCGGCCTGCCATAGTGACTATCTGTTGTGATAATATATGGCAACTCTAAATCTTCCGCAATCATCATTAAACATTTATTAACAAAGATTTGATCTTCATTATTAGAGGGTTGCATTTCCAAATAGAAATTTCCCTCGCCAAAAATATCAATCATATATTGACACCAGTTCTTTGCTGTAACAAAGTACATTGCATCATCGGTGTTCTTATATAAAAGTAGAAATCTATCTAATTGTGATCCAAGACACGCTGTGCTACCAATCACATGCCCTTGATTCGGTCTGATAATATCTTTTAAATCTTGATAATAAGTTGGACGTCTGCGTTGGCGCCGGCTCATATATGAACGCTGCCATGCACGAGTTGATAGTTGACAAATCTGCTTATATCCTTCAATATCTTTTGCAAGAAGAATAAAATGGAAATATCTGTCTTTTGTTTTATCATAATTCTTTGCAGTTAAACCATTTCGTGTAAGATAAATCTCATTACCACGAATTAACTTAAAATCAGGATTCTTTTCTTTAATCTTTTTATAATATTTTTCCGCCTTAATATAACCAGATATAGTTTCATGGTCTGTCAAAGCAACACATTCATGCCCCAACTCCACGGCCAAATCCATCAGACTTTCAACTGTATTAATACAGTCGCGCAATGTCTGATTACTAAAGTGTGAATGGTTATGGAGGGAACCAGGGTATTTTGACATTATATCACTCTCCTTTTATCTATATCTATTATATCATAATTTCAATTATTTGTCAAAAGTAATCTGGAAATGCTTTTTTTAATCTATCAAATGCAGTTTCAGTTTTCTCCTCTATGGTATCTTGTCCGGCTTCATACTTATCCCAGGCGGTTAGATCTTCAAATTTCATATGCATTTCAGGCGTACCTTCCCAGCAATAATGCTTGCAGACTTTGCATCTTCTTGGCTCTTTTTCTTCTTGATACCAACGATTGCCGCACCAAGGGCATACTATAAAGAATTGATTATTTATCATACTCTTTTTCCAACCGTTTTAAAAATGGTAAAGCATCTTTAAGAAGTTTCCAAGAAGGCTCAAAATATTTACAACCAATACAGAGATCTTTCTCCTGTTCAGACCACCAGCTACGTTCATGATTTAGTACTTCTTCAATATCATAGATTATATCAGATAAAGTCATTCTTTCTTCATCTTCTATACTATAACCCATACATTCATTCATACAGTTGTCGGTGCTCTCACAATCATAATTATAAGGACAATCCGGAGTCATTTCTGTCACCTACTATTAATCTATATCTTTCGTCTAATTCTTTTCCACTAAATATATCACTTAATACATCATACAATATTGCAACATCGCTTGGCTTACGAATGGTTAAACAAGCTGCATTATTTCGTGACCATTGAACTGGACAATTCATACCATATACGCATTGTTCACATTGTAAATTATCAGAAATCATATTTACTACTATCCTCTATCAAAATACTTTTTGTTTCCCACAAACTTGACATTTGCACGGAAACATTCCTTGATATTCTGGTCCGTCCGCGCGCCATTTATGTCCATAAATAGCGCCACAAATTAAATGATTCCACCATCTAAATAACCATCCATTTAAATTAGAAATCATATTTGCTATTGTCCTCCACTAATTCATAATCCGTAATGAAGATTTGAACAGATTTTTTACCCATCCACACGTTAAGATTTGCGCGCCCATAGACTGTTAGTTTTTTAGTGCGATTATTCATAACTTCTTCAATAAAAGCCGTATCTTTAAACTTTACATAATCAATTCCATTATATGAAATCTTAATACTATCTTTATTAGTTCCCATAGTCATTACATTCATTAATGGAATATCTTTAATCACAAGTGTAGGCTCTTCAATATGATTACCGAAATATTCTGGATGCGAGGCTAAAGATTCAAGTAATTCTTCATTATATTCGCTACCATCAAGAATATAATCCACAACATAACAATTTTCAAAGTCTTCAGCTTTTAGATGACTATTTGCGTAGTTTATTAAAGCATTTAATTTATCTCCATTAAGACCCCAGCCGGCCGCATTATCATGTCCTGCGGTATAAGTAACTAAGCCACTATCTTCAAGAAATTTCTTAAAACTTGGAAGTCCGGCAAAATTACCATCGGAACGAATACTACCTTGAATTTCATTATTATTATTTCTGCGACCAATCATTACTGGCTTATGATATTTAGAAACCACATTCATAGCAATTAAGCCGGTAAGTTCTTGTGGAATATTATCGGAGCCATCAAGTTCAACCAATATAATATTGTTGTCATCAAGGCCATCCTTTTGAATCTTAAAGTCTATGATACCCATAGCTTGTTCTTTAAGACGATCTTGACGTGCCTTTGCGTTCTTTCCTACTCGTGCGGTCTGCTCCGCTGCATATTCAATATCTCCAGGACGAGCGCCGCGTTTAGTACTTGGTACAGCTTTATTTGGCTCAATAAAACAATAGAACATTGTTTCTTTTTCTTGAATTGTACCGACACGAGTAATTGCATTAATTAAAGGAGCAATATAAAATGCTACATCAATTGGAGTTAATCCATCATAAGGAGAAACGGCCTTATCTTTTAATGAATAGGATTGTGCCTCAATCAGTGTCCGAAAGCCTTCATTATGGATATTTTTTAAACCTTCCATCATAATATAGTTGGTTTCTACATTAGTTCTATCCATAACATCTGCGATTTCACCCAACGCCGCCAAATCAATATAATTGTGTGCAAGATGAATACCCAATTCTTCATCAAGTACTTCACAGAATTTGTATACCACACCGGCACCACATAATGATTTGTTTGTATAGTTCGGTGAGAGCTGATTATTTACTACAATAGCAGTTGGTAAATCTGATATAACAGGATTACCTTTTTCATCATATAATTGATCGTGGTGATCCAATACAATTACATCCATCCCCAACTCGCCAAGCATACGATGCTCTTTTACATCATATGATCCTGCATCCGGAATAACCACTAAATCCCAACGTGCTTCATCGGTAATCCAGTCTATTTTATCATCAAGTCCGTGCTGCTTATGTTCATGAACGGTAAATTCCAATTCAACTTCGGGGAAGGTATGCTTAATATATAACCATAAGATACTTGAACTTGTAAATCCATCCACATCGCAGTCTACGATGAATAGAATCTTACTATTTCTACGTAGATGATGCAATAGCCGTTTGGCGGCCGCTTCAATATTCTTTAAATCATATGGATTAAGTTCACAAGCCGCAGTTGGATTCATAAAATTGTAAATGTCTGAAACACCTCTATCACTAAGTATTTCACTTAATGCTTTGGAGGAATCTGTACTATAATTATTTCTCAATCTATATTTCATTCTCGTTCTCTCCTACATTCTTCAATAGATACCGCGGCTGCCACTACATCTAGTAGTTCTGATACAGGATGATCCTCTAAGAAGGCTTCCATATCAGACAGCAAATAATCTTTTTCATAATTACCAAAATAATTCATATCTATCTTCCTTTCATCTTACTTTTAATCTATGTTTATAAAGTTCTTCAAAAATTTCTTTTCCTTTGTCAAATGGACTATCTTTATATCCTAAAAGATTATCCATATCCCATATATAATAAAAAGTAGCTTGCCCTTTATACTTCTTACACATTTCTTCAATTTTAAGACGATACGCTCTTGCTTTATCTGAGCGCCAATCTTCATACTCTTTGTCAAATGCAATCGTTATTTCATTCGCGCCCAAAATATTTGTGAGCAAACTAATTTGAAATTTATTTATATTAGAACCACAACATGCAACTGTATTTGCCCATTGTCCATAATATCCATCATCCAATAATACTGACTTTTCGCCTTCTACTATTATAGCACTTCTACGCTTCATAATTGCTTCCTTATGTTCATATATTCCATAAAGATTAAAATGAAGTGGATGTGAATATAATGTAGTTCCTATCTGTACCGGCCGGTATTTTCCGTACTCTGCTGCTTCCTCTGGATCTAGCGTTCTCGCGCGGATCCCTATCAATCGGCCGTCTATATCAAAGTGAGGAATAGTTATTTTATTCTCTCTATTCCAAAATCCTATATTAAACTTATCCATTACCTCAGGCTTAATACCATCTTTAATCCACAATGGATGATGGTATGGAAGGAAGTAAGTTAACATTTCTTTTGGATATTCAGTTAGTTTAGGAATTGCAGAATCAAAATTATACTTTTCAAAATCAATATCCGGCTTGTACTTTTTTCCGCGAGATATTGTAATGTGCTTAATACATTTCTTTACATAATCTACGGCTTCTTCAAACTCTACTTTATGATAATTTATCCGCATAAACTTTTGATATAAAGTAAAGATCGACATGGCTTCATTGCACTCAGTATAACATCTAAAAATCTTGTTATTCTGATACCAATATAACTTCATTGATTCAGCTTCATCAAGCGGATTATGACAAATTGTTGGACAAACTAAATATCCTTTATCTTCATATACAGCTATCTGATCTACTCCAAGACTTTCGAGAAAAACTCGAACATCATCGAGAGTTATTGAATTAATAATGTCTTGTATAGATATATCAAATAATTCAAGTTCTGGATCTAAATTTTGTAATGATGAAGTCATATTATTTTATCCTTTCATTTAAATGGTTATTTCTCTTTCCTCAATACTTGTAAATAAATTTATTGGTTCTGAAAGCGGTTGATTCACTGGATTCGTTATAAACAAATCTTCTCTTCTTCCTGTACCCAAATGTATTCTGCACCATATTCTAATCATCTTATAGCGGCCACGCCGCATCTTATAAATATCCAACACATGAGTTGGTGGATTCTTAATAAACTCTTCTTTTATAACTTTCTCTCTTACAGCCTCTTGAAGTCCTGGAATAATCGTGAGCCATCCTTTTTCTGAAACTCTTGTCATTACATATGCCATGTCCGCTTTATCAGCGATAGCTTTTGCGCCACGAATACTTTTTTCATCTTTAAAACTCATTTCATCATCGCCCATTGCCAATGAGTTAACCTGAGTTGCAGAAAATATAAACAAACCATAATCTTTTGCTAACTGTTTAAGCTGGTTTGCCATCATCATCAATATAACGTCTTCACGAATATTATTTTTAGAGAATTGATTAATCATGCTTGCAGTTGAATGAATATAGTCAAAGAATACATATTTTACATTATCAACTGTTGCATACTTACGAATGGTTGCTTCTACGTTTTGTAAATTCGGCTCACTAATTTCTTCAATAATAAATTGCCCACTATATTCTTCAATTATTTTCGCGGCTTGATGTACTCTTGTTAATTCTCCCATTTCATAATTATTAGTTAAAATATGATCTTCATCTACTCCAGATAAGTATGCTAGCATAATTGTCTGAAGCTCTTCTTTATCCATTTCTGTTACTATAAATAGAACTTTTCTCGGTGCTCTCGGAGTTCCATCAATGTTATATTCTTCAATGAAACAATTCTTTTCGTGTGACCATCTTTTCGGATAACATAGATGGCATGCATCAAAAATACTTGTACGAGATTTACCACCGCTTGTAGAAGATGATTTAAGGAAGAAACATCCCTGTCGCGCTCCTCTACATACACTACTAAACATATGTCCTTCAAGGCTAGGACCAATACTTGGTGATTTCCTTAAATCCTCAATTAATTCTACCAGTCCTTCTGCGGGATCACCTTTAGTTCGCCCGCCATTTAAGAAATCATTTCTAATTTCACTATAATCTTTTTCAATTGTATTTAATATATCTTCTAATGAAGCTTTCTCTAATTTATCAATGAGTTCAGCTTCCAAATATGGATCCTTTACATCTTTATCAGCAATATAAAATTGACTAATATCATAATGTGCCGCTTGTAATCTTCTTAATAATGAGTACTTTTTTAATCTCTTATAATATACTTCAAAGTTGCTTAATTGGGCGTGTTCATAAGAGTCTTTCAAAAAGTTTAAACCGTTCTCGGCTTTATATACTTGCGCGGCAGCCGCACCGCTTCGTTCAATCTCTTGGTCTACTTCTAACGGTGTTAATACCGTTGCGCCCGCCTCATATAATTTTTTAATCGCATAAAGACATACTTTTGCAGGTCTAAAATCAAAATCCTGCGGCCGTATATCAGGAAACTCTAAAAATAATAGAGGTTTATACATTAAGCAACCGATTACTTGGCGATAAGCCATAGTGTCGGATAGCGTCATATAATTCCTCCTTTACTTTAATCTAACAAAGCATCATCCAAATTTATTTCTTTACGTTTACTTGTATTTTCTTTAACTGGCACAATATGTTCTTTAATTTCAGTGTTGGCAATTGCTGCGGCGAGGCTCCCTGCAACAGCTTTTTTCTGCGCTCTCCACTTTCTCATCTTTTCCATGCTAACCGGGCCAATTAAACCTAAAGATTCTTTTAGAATCTTTTTATGTTCTACATTATATATATATTCTAAACAATCAACGATTGCATCATCTGTATAACCATACTTTTCTTGCAGTCTTTTTCTTTGCGTCCAAATTAGTGGACCAGGGGACTTCAATCCAAATATCTGACATACTTTATTCTGGAACCGTTCGCGCGCTAACTTCTCTTCATAGCAATCTTTACAAAACCAATAAGAACATTTTCCGCTTACGGTTGAATATTGAATCATTTCATCTTTGCGAATATCTTGATGACACCCATGACACTTTCGTGTAATTTGCATCTCTTTCACTCCTATTCTATTTTATCCTCTATATAAAGTATAGCATAAATTCAGAAAAAAGTCAAATATAAAATGAGGACGCCCTATAAGGACGTCCTCTTTGCTTATATTCTTACATTAATTGTTTTACTTCATCAATAAACAATTCAACAAGATCCGCCTGTGAAGGAACCGCTTGACTCAATCTGAAATCTTCGGTACCAAATATCTTTTTGATAATATCCTTCATAATATTTAAATGCTGATCTTTATCTTCTTCATTGGTAGCGCTTTCAAGATAAGCACCCCAAATTGCTTTTGCATCTGCCATAATTTCTGCAAATGGACGATCTTTAATCTGTACTGTTTCTACGTGATCAGTTACTTTTGCGCCGTTCAATTCTACATCCTTATCAATAGCTTCGCCAATCGCTTCTACTAATTCTTGATAGCCAAATTTAATTTTCGGAGCAAGATATTTATAACGACTACCAGCAAATACATATGGAGTAGAACGAGTATATAAATATCTTGTAGCTTCTTTAGTTACTGGATCAAATTCTGTTCCGATATAACCAATAATATCTACAAGTGCGTCAATAACTTCCCTCATCTGACGAGGACCATCTGGCTCTACCATTGTGATAGGATTTCCATCTTCATCGTGAAGATCGGTACTTTTTTCTTTATCATGACAAATAAGAATTACACCAAATCCTAGCATCGTGATTTCACGTAATGCTTCAGAAAATTCTTTCTTTACCATACCCCAGCCTTGTCCCCAAGGTACTTCACGAATACTATTAACATTTTGTTGTTGGCAAATATACTTTTCACAAAGATCATATGCCCATGTTGCTGTATCAATAACAATTGTATCATACATTTCTTTTGCCTGCGGCTTTCTCAATTGAGAAATTACCTTTTTAAAATCTGACCACTTTGGCATTGGAATGTAATATTGACCACTTAAAGCATTAAGACCTAATTCAAAAGCGCAAGTTAATGTACGTGGGGCCTGCACCGCGAAAGAGGTTTTTCCGCTTTTACTCTTACCATAAATAAGAATATATTTACCTTTGACCGAACGGTCAATTACACTTGGTTTTAGATTAAAAATATCAATGTCTGCCATTTAATTCGCCTCCTTTCGGTAAAGTGGGGTAAGGCTTATGCCTTACGCCCAACTGTACTTACTAGAGGTAGCTTCTTCGGCGTTTGCGCTGCCAGCGCCCTGCTTAGGAGCAGTCTTACGAGCTTCAATCTGAAGCTGTTCGATACGCGCCTTACGCTCATTAAAAGCTTTCTTGATCTCGGCTGGATCATATGCGAAGTCTTCCTCTTTGCACTCATCATCACCGGTAGTGATAATTAGTTCGCGCACAAAACGAGTTGTGGTCTCGGGTACTTCTTCACCCCAAGAACTTGCAGAAACTTCTTCTTCCTGAGATAGAACACGAATACGTCCTTTAACAGTTACGGTACCATTTTCTTCCCAATGCCGAGTAATATATTCAACAGTATCTGGCGCTTCTACGATGAAGTTTACAACGTCAAGCTTTCCACCATACTGAACAATACCACCTTTAATAATTAGACGACCTGTAGTTTCGCCTTCTTTATCTGTTTCCTCTTCCATACCCATAATGAAAATATCGGTAGAGAAGGAAGCTACATCAGCAACCTTAACTTCGTTAATGAAACTACCACGAATCTGCCAGCCATTAATTAGAAGCTGGTTACGAGATACGAAATTGTTTTCCTGTAAAGAAGCGCCAGTAAGACGTACATGAGCGGCCTTATCAATACCAACATTCTGCGCGGTGTTCATTAGTTCAAGGTCGGTTAGGCTCTTCCAAGCGGGATTCTGCTTACCAGTAGAAGTATATTCTGTTGCGAACATGCCAACCTGGATATCACTGGTTTCTTCCTTTCCGCCATAAGCCTGAGTTACACGGACAGTTACTGTCGCGCGCTTGTATGGACGACCATCAGCGAGTTTGCCATCACCAAAAGATACGTCCATTAATTTACCTGCTAAATTAATCTTATTATTTGCCTGAATCTGAATACTTTTCATTTTACTTTACTCCTTTAAACTTTACTTTACTTTTAATTAAAAACTATCAATACTTGCTTCCTTCGCGGCTTTCTTAGCAGCCTTTTCCGCAGCCTTCCGTTCCTTTTCAGCAGCCTTTTCCTCTGCTTTACGGGCAGCCTCTGCTACTGGATCATATGCTAGACCAGCTTCAGTTAGAGTATGATACTTAACAACCTTAGTCTTTGGCTTACGGGTTTCGGTGCCCTCTTCTAGGACAACAGTCTCCTCACGAGTAATGTGACTATATCCATTCTTTTCAAGTGGGTTAATAGAACCAATAACTGCACTTAGGGAAATTCCTAGTGCGTCTGCGATCTCCTGCTTAGAAAACTCTTCTCCAAAATGTTCCTTTAAGAAATTTAATACACGTTCTGAATTAACTGTCATAATCTTTTCTCCTTTATTTAAAAATTCAATTATAATAAGCGGTATGGTACCGCTTAATTTTGTACCATATTTAATTTTAATGTGATTTGAAAATTTATCCCACACATGGGCTTTTCTCTTTTTCTGTAATAATTATAATATAATTTTGAAAAATAGTCAAATATTTATTTATTATTCTTCAATAATAAATTTTTGGCTTGCTACTCTATCGGCGGTAGCTTCATCTTCGATATCGACTATTTCTTGTAGAGTCGGAATAATCTTTGTCTGGAAACCCGCGAGTGCTTTCTGATAGTTGGCAATTTTATCACGCAATTGTCCAGAAACAATTATTGCCCCAACTAGCAATTGTGCCGCATCCTTTTTCGTTAAAACATATTCATCACCAGCAGCATTAATTCTATCTGCAAGTTCTTGAAAATCATCACGAATTTCAGTCATATTTTTAAGTTCTGTTGGATTATCCTTTTCACGATAATATTCCATTACGAATTCTGCCGTTGCTGCATTAGTTCTAGCTAGTTCTAGAAATGTATTGATATATCCTTTAGTCATATTTTACTCCTTTTACCGCCCGACCGGTAACTTTATAATTTTCTTCATCTACTAACTTTGCTTCTTTAATGAATCCATCTTTTTCTAGCTTAATTGCTTTAACTCCTTTAGTAGCGCGGCCAATATAATTTAACTCATTTAATGGATAACAATTATAATAATTATTATTTCCAACAACTATTACTTTATCTTCATCATTACTACTTAAAAGTACCGCAATAACAGAATCTCCATCCTCCAGTTTTATCGCAGCAGTTCCTTTCTTGGCACGTACATTATATTCATTAATACGACTCTTTTTAATATAACCGCCACGAGTAACGCAAGTAATAGATTCATAAGCATTAAAACTTGAAGTATCAATTAGCAGGCGCGGATGTTCTCCTTCTAATTCAAATATTTCAGTTAGTTTATATTCCTTATTAAATTTAAGTTTACTCAATGGGGCATTATACATTTTACCGGCGTCAGTAATAAGAGTTAATGATCCAAGATTCGTGGTATAAATTACTTCCTGTTTAGCAATTCTAGAAGCTTTTTCTTTCTCTACTAATTTAACGGTTTTACCATTATAAATAATGGCAATATCTTGTTCTTTTATTTCTTCAGGCTCTTCTTCATCGCCAAGTACATTAGTAATTTTTGTACGTCTATTATCACCAAAACGTTTAGCCACTTCTTCTAAAATTTCAATTAACTTTTCATCGAGGGCAGTAGGCTCAGATAATAGGTATCGACAGTCCGCAATAAACATTCTTTTTTCTTCTAGCTCTTTGTTTAATTTTACGCCGTCAAGTTTGCACAAGGACGATAGTTTCATGGCTAGAATTGCTTCAACCTGTTCTTTATTGAATCCATACTTCGCAATCAATGCATTTGCCGCGGCTGTAGGATTTTCGCTTCCTCTAATAATGGCTACGATATCATCAATATTAGCTATTGCAAGTAAAAGACCCTCGATGATATTCTCGCGCGCGAGCGCTTTATCGAGATCAAATTGAATCATATTGCGTTTACATTGACGAATATGTTCAATGTAAGCATCGCAAGCTTCGCGCCATCCAAATACTTTTGGAAAGCGCCCTCGGTCTAATAGAATCATATTGATAGAATAATGGTTCTCAAGTGAAGTATCATGATAAAGTTTAGCAATCATTTTATCAGGATTTTGCCCTTTAGAAAGATAAATACGAATATCTGCTTCTTTCTTTGTATGATCAATAACTTTATCTACTCCGTATTCTGGATTATCATTTACTAATGCAGCAAGTTGATCCATTACTGTATTTGTAAATACACCATACGGAAGCTCAGTAGCTTGAAGCATATTCTCTTTAGGAATAAACTTAATATTCGCACGCAAACGAATAGATTTGCCTTTTCCCACCTTCAGGCTTTCTTTGACTTCCGCGGCATTGGTGATAGTACCCCCAGTTGCAAAGTCTGGCGCACAATAAATATCATCATATGATACTTGAGGATTTTGGATAATCTTTATAAGTGCTTTGTTAACTTCCTTAAGATTAAATTGGGGCACTGAGGTAGCCATTGCAACCGCAATACCTTGACAACCATTTACAATATTCCAATATCCAATTGAAGGGAATACGGATGGAATTTGTTCAGTGCTATCATAATTATCGTACCATTCAGTAATTGCATTTTTCTTAATACCATCAAACATAAAGTCTGCAACTTCGCCAGCTTTCATTTCAACATAGCGGGCTGCCGCGTGGCTGTCTGGGGATGAAGGATTGCCATAGCTACCTTGGACATCTTCAAGTGGATAGCGGCTTGACCAAGGACGAGCTGCGCGAATCAAAGCATCATACATTGCTACATCGCCATGCACATATGACTGAGACATAGCCGCGGCCACACTCTTCTGAGCCTTTTGAAACTTATCTTTATGAGTGAGTTTGTTAGTAAACTGTGCATATAGACCTTGCCGCAAACCAATTTTCAGCATATCCCTTACATCGGGTAATGAGCGTTCTTGGGCTATCGATGCGCCATACTTTAAAAATGCATCCTCAATGGTGCTCTGAAAGTCTACGTTTTTAATCATATTCTCACTCCTTTCTTTTTTATCTATTATAACATAAATTTTAGAAACTGTTAATTAATAATTTTTTAATAATGTAGAACCAATTTGTACATAGTCTCCTGACATAGGCTTACCATTTTCAATTAAATAATCTAGCAAATCTTGTGAATGTAATTGTTGATCTAATTTATTTAAATCTAATGCGGTTGCATATAGTCCAGAATAAACATATGTTTCTTTATCTAATAGATAGGTTTTTATTCCGTTAAAACTTACAGTAGTAGTAATTGCAATTTTTTCTTCGTTCATATGAACGAGTCCTTGCGTACGTCCAAACTCAAACCACTGTGTTTTACCAGATAAACTACGTTTCTTTAATGCATCTTCATTACTTTTAAAATAATCATATGTTTTTGATAATTTTTTTAATTCATCTTCTGTTTTTGGCGGGACGATTACAAATCGCTTTTCTCCCGTAGAAGCTTTAAGTATAGGATGGACTAAATCTGGTTCTATAAAAGAAAAATCATCACTGATAAAAAATTTATCAAGCAATGTTGCTATACCATTTTGTAAACTTGTAAATGATAAACCCCTTTTTTCTCGTATATTTAGCCACGGAATATCAATTTTAGAATAAACATTTCCTTTACTTAATCCTATGATTGCAGTATATGTTGAATAATTTGCAAACTTTTGTTCATGTTCAAAATCTTCAAAGTACCAAAGCAAATTATTTTCTTCTATATATTTTCTCATTTTTATTCCACTAGCATTTTTAATAAAACTGTTAGGAGCAATATATAAAAGTGTTCCTTGAGGATTTAATAGTTTTAATCCAATTTCATAAAAAGCATAATATAGATCAAACATTCCAGTGCAAAAACTATAATTTGATTTAAGAAATGCACGAAGATTTAAATCAATATTATGAATCCGTACATATGGAGGATTACCTATTACATAATCAAATTTTCCAAACCATTCTTGTTTATCAAAAATAGATCCACAATAAAAATTTTCTAATGGAATTAATGAAGCAATGTCTTTACTAATTTCCGGATCAATATCACAGGCATAAATATGATTTATTGGTACTCCAATTTTAATTAAACCTTTAATAAATTCACCATCGCCGCAGCTATTATCAATAAAGGTTTTTTCTTTTATATCTGTTTGCGATAAATGTAATAAATTTATCATATATTCAACTATTTCTTTGGGCGTCATCACCTGACCTAATTCTTTAAGTTTATTCATTCATTTCACCTCAATGACATACAAAAATTATTTATACCTTCGGTCATAGTAGTTTCTTTAATAGCTTCTACTCTTCTTGTTGAATAAGAAGCTGTAAAATTTTCATAATTAAGTTCAATATAAAATACACCTAATTTAAGTTTTTCTGGTTTATATCCGCTAAGAATATAAGAATTATAATTTTCGGTTGATTTCTCATCTGGTGTTTCAAACACTATCTTTCCTGCGCTATTTTTGTGTTTACACTTCATAGGAATTAAAATAATTTGATACACAGGAATATTTCCGTCAATTAAAAGTTGACTTTCACCGCGCATATTCTCAAAATAATTATTACGATTTTTATTATATTCACTACGAATGCCTTTGAACATTATTGCTCCAACTAATTTATTTTCATCAAAAATAGCTATATCAAGTTTCTTTTCTCCATATGGGCCGAAAAAATTATATTCTTTGTTTTTAAGACTTCTAGTTTTGAAACCATACGTTTCTACTTGATTTGCAATAGCACTATGAATTGGCAATAATAATGCACTACTACGAGTAGCGTAGGGATTTTCTTGTACTGTTTTAAATTGATCAGAAAATAATTTTAAATATTCCATAATTTATTTCCTTTCATATTTTCTATAGTTATTATAGCATAGATTTTAGAGATTGTCAATTATTATTATTATTAGTGAAAAATTCACGAATATTAAACCATTTATTTTCTATCAAATTACCGATTTCATCAATAGTTCCGCCACATCCATTTGTTTTGCATCGAATATACTTGCCCTTTAAATCTTCCCAGCGCTCTACGCCAACTGTATCCATAATTTTCATCATGGCTACTAGTCCAGCACCCGATTCTGCTTTAAATTCTTTTGCACCTAAATATCCATGACCGATACAATATCCTCCAAAGCAACAACCCCAGCCAGCACCTTCAAGCACTAAATCAAAAGTCAAGCAACCATGGTCGGCCATAGAAATACGTGTACTTGTAATTTTTGCATTTTCAATATCCATATTTACCTCAATTATTATATTATAAATTTTAGGAATTATCAATTATTTATTAACCATTTATCTGACATAATATTTTCTAGTGTAATTTTATCAAAATCCCAATATGGAATACGTTTTAAAGGAATATTATGAGATTTTGCATATTCATTTTTTATTTCATCATATGCCTGTCGTTTTTCTAATGTATCTCCACGATTAGTTTCTTCAAAATGTTGTACTCCATCAAATTCAAGTAAAAATTGATTATTTACAAGAAAATCATATCGCAAAGATCGACCTAATGGAGATTTTAAATTATTATAAATCTTTTCTTTTTCAAAAATAATACTATTTTCTGAAAGAATCTGAGCAATTTTTTCTTCTCCTTTTGAATGTATACAACCACATGAACGAGTACCGTACGGATCTAGTAAACTTGTACTTCTTACAAAAGTAATACTTCCACATTCACATTGACATTTCCAAAATACATGGGTTTCATTCTCTCTACGGGTCGGTTCTATTACAGTAAGTTTTCCAAATTTATCTCCAGGATGAATTTTTGTAGACGTTTGGAAAAATTTTTCCGCAGTATAACAACCACAACTATCTACATTATTTCGCATTTGTGCAATTGTATAATCAATAACTCTTCCACACTCACATTTAGCTTTAAAGATTTTATTTGTGCTCTTTATTTGATTTGTTTCTTCATAAATATACAATTTCCCGTAATGCAATCCAACCAATGTATTAATTGGTTTACTTAAAATTTCTATATTACGAGGATCGTTTTGTTCGATTAGTTTATTTCTAATACTATCATATTGTATACATATACCACAACTGGTAGAAGAATGTAATCCATTTAATTCATTACTACTTCTTTTGCAAGTATTGCCACACTCACATTGACATAACCAATGCATTTCATTACGTTCTGGCGCTAATTCCTGAATAACGGTTAATCGTCCAAATTTTTTCCCCAAAAGATTTAATCTTTTTGCTTTTCCTCGTTCTTGTAAACCGCAACCACAAGTAGTAATTTGTCCAGAACGAGCCATATATGAAGTTGAAAATTTTACTTTTCCGCAATCACACCTAAAAGCATATATTGGACGAGAAGTATTACCAAGGCGTTGATTTCCAACTTTCCATAATGCAGTCATTTTTCCAAATTTTTGTCCTGTAATGTCAATAGCATTTGGATGCATGGGTTGCGGTGGATATTGTATTTTTAATTCTTCATCAGTTATATTATCAAATACTAAACTCATTAAGTTATTATTATAAGTTGCTTGATTATTTAATTTGGATAAATCATTTCTATATGCCATAATAGCCTCAATTATTCAAAATACTAAAATCCACGTTCTCAAACAAGAAGTCTCGGCGTCCCTCAACTTCCGTACCCATCAACATTTGTAGTGATTCAGCCGCGGCTTCGGCATCATTGATAGTAAGAATATCCAAGCGCCGATTTGTCGGATGCAACATAGATTCTTCCATATCATCTGCTACCATCTCGCCTAAGCCTTTGTAGCGTGATTGCTCCCATCCAGACCTAGTTTTTCTTAACTCAGCAAGCTCATCTTCATCATAGGCATAAACATGCTGATTTCCTTTACTTAACCGATACAATGGTGCACGCAGCCATCCAAGCCGTCCTTCTTCAATGAACTTCGGCATTAGGACATAAAAAAGTGTAGTAATAAGACACATAATATTATATCCGTCTACGTCAGCATCAACTGCAATCGCGACTTTTCCATAGTTAAGTTTCTTACCATTATATTTATCTTGAATACCACATCCAAGCGCAAGAATAATATCACTTACTTCTTGATTCTCAAGGCATTCGTCAAGCGGGTGTTTCATTAAGTTTTTAACTTTACCACGTACTGCATACAATGCTTCTGTTTTTACATCACGCGCAGGCATTAATCCGCCCAATGCGGAATTGCCTTCGCATATAATGAGCATTGAATCTTGACCATGTTTTTCACAATCCTTAAATTTGTCAGAGGAAGTAACTTTACGCCTACGCTGTTCGGTTTCTTTTTTCTCCATATTGAGTACCGCTTCACGTGCGCGAGTTGCAGCAGCCTCAGCTTTCTCAATCTTGGTCAGCATTTCTGCAATAGCATTAAATTCATTAGGATACTGAAGATTCATATCCTTAATTGCATTTGTAAACGCAGTAGAAGCAAGAGTTCGTAGAGAAGCATTATTAATTTTAGATTTAGTTTGGTTTGCAAATGACGGATTTTCTACTTTACAATTTATAACATAGAATAAATTCTTACGAATATATTCACCCTCAAATGAAGCATTTGCAAGACCATTGAAGGTTTTTGTAATAGCAGTTTTTGCGCCAGTGATTGGAGTTCCGCCTTCTGGACAACGAAGACCATTTACGAATATATATGCAGTTTCATGTTTGGTTCCCCACTGAAAAGCAATTTCTACGCTATCAGTCCCATCTGAGGCAGAACCTGTAATGATATGTTTATGTAGCGGTTTCTTTACATTAGTTTCTACAAAATCAACAATACCATTTTTCGCACAGAAAATCTTTTTCTCATTGGTGTTTATATTTGTTACACTAAATTCAATACCTGGATAGAGGTAAGAAATATCTTGAATATCTTGACAAATTCTATCATATTCATATCCAATTGCGCCATTACAGAACACTTCTGGATCTGGCTTGAATCTAATATAAGTACCATCTGGCTCCTTGGCTTTTCCTTCTTTATAAGTAACTAGGTTTCCTTTTTCAAAATAAGCACATGCAGTCTTACCATCTCTTATACTTTGAACTTCAAACTTTTCTGATGAAAGACATACACAACTACCGCCAATACCATTCAAACCCGATGCATTCTTATATGCATTATGGTCAAACTTGCCGCCGGTATGAGATTTAGTATAAATAGATACTAATACGTTTTCTCCATCTTCACGGATCCCAAACGGGACGCCGCGGCCATAGTCACGAACCGCTACACAATTCTCTTCTTCGTTTACTTCTATTTCAATTTTCTTACCAAATCCAGCTAATGCTTCATCGGTACTATTATTTATAATCTCTTTCAAAGCTTGATATGTACCTTCAATATCATCCGATCCCAAATACATTTGTATACGAGTACGGACACCTTCACGGAAATCCAAGCTTTGAATTGAGTCAATATCATATTTTTGTTCAGACATTTCATCACTTCCTTTATATTAAATTATAACATAAATTTAATATATTGTCAAATATTATTCATATAAATCATCCCAGTCATAGGAATCTGTGCGCTTGATCCATTCTGAAAGTTGCTCTTTCGTAATTTCATAATTTCCATCATAAAAAGGTATACATCTTGGATCTCCAGAAAGACGAGCGGCATCAAAAGTGTCAACAGTTCCATCAACTTTTGTAACATCTACAATTTCATCGCCGCTAATAACATGAACTGTAAGCTCTTTAATTTCTGATAATGACACACCGGTATCAAATAATTTATGCTCATAATTATAGATCTTTAAGGTTCCGTTCATTTATTTATTTCTCCATTCTTACACTATATCCAGCAAGTTTCAACCCGAAATCTTTACTAATATATTCTTCCGCAACATCATCAAGTTTATGAATAAAGAGCGGTTTGGTTGAATCAAAATTTCCATATAGTAGATCAGCAAGATCAATAATTTCCAATGATTCAAATCCATAAGCTTGCGCTTTTGCCGCGAGTGCACGTTTATTAGTAGTAAGAATGATACCATCTGCTTCAAGCGCGGCATCCATAAGTTCTTTGGTCTTACCAGTTCCAACAGGTCGAGCAATTACTTTCATTTTTCAATTTCCTCCAATGGTGCGCCACTAATATTATAAATTTCTTTATTATCATAGACGCGTTTGAATTCATAACCTTCTTCAATGAGTTCTTTATATTTAGATTCTTCTGTAATTTCTACTGTATATTTATAATTACCAGATTCTACCGGAAATGCAAATGAAACAATAAGCGCGACGCCTGCGATTGCGCAAAGAATACCAGAAATAATCATACCAACTTCTGTATCGCACTTACAACAAATTGCAAATATAATTCCACTTACTATTAGTACCAAAAATAATATTCCTGTAATAGTACCAATTACCATTATTGGAGATACAGCTAAAATTTCCATATTATACCTCTTTTTCTTTTATTATAACATAATTTCAATTATTTGTCAAATTAATTCCATTCAATATCTAAATTGCGTTTATAGTCATAGCAAATATGATTATCCGCGGCAGTATCTAATCGTGAAATAGCATCTTGATAACATGTTTCTTTTTCTTTAAATTCTTCAATAGTATAACCATCTGCTTCCCATTCTTTCCAAGCTTCGGTTAAATCTTCTTCCCATTCATATGAAATCTTAATTTTTAGTTTCATTTATTTATTCTCCTTTATTATCATCAATATTTAACTTTAATTCTTTTATAACAAGATCAATACAATCTCGCAATAGATAGCATCTAATACACGTATCAAAATACTGCGCGAGACTTCCATTGTTAAAACGTTCAATAATAGTTAAGTCACCATTATCTAAATCAAATGCTTTTGCCGCCTCATAAAGTAGGTCACCATTACCGCCAAGATACATCAAACATTCATCTTCTTCGGCATATCCAAAATCACCATTTCCTGTAACACTGTCTTCTGCCCAAACCTCATCTTCAATCCATACGGCTAGTTCTTCATCAGAACCATAAGCATTTCGATTCGTTAGAATATCAGTTTCATTAGTAATCCAATCTTTGAGTTCTTGCGTAATAGCCTGCTCATAGTCATATTTTCTGTTCATGATAAACCTCCTGTTCGCGGAGCGAACCATATTTTTATTTATATTTTTATTTTTATATTTCTATATATTATTATATATTTATATTACTTTCCAAATTTTTTGACACCTTCGCCAAATTATTTGGCGATCCTGTCAAATTTTTTGACATGCGGTGTCAAATTATTTGACAATCAGTGTCATATTTTTTAGTGATTCCTCAGCCAAATTTTTTGACAGTTTAAAGCCAATTTTTTTGACAGTTGAGCCAAATTTTTTGGTAATTCAACTGTCAAATTTTTTGGCTGGAAATATTAGTACGAGAAATAGGGAAAAATTCTAATTGCCCATTTTCATTAGTTACTAGATATCCGCAATCTATTAATTCTTTTCGTGCATTACGTGCTCCTTCGTCGCTCATCTTCAACTCTTTAGAAATCCCAGCGGGAGAAAAGTCATACATTTTCGCGCCATCCCATGATAGCAAATACATATACAACTTAAATCCATTTCCTTTTAAAATCCTCATTGCTTCTTTTAATGGCTCCCATTTAGTAGGTTGAAGCCAAGGCTCTTTAACTCCTTCTTTATGAGCAATATCTTTTGCGTTTCCAGTTACAATTCTTACTTGATTTGCATAGTTAGCCATCTTTGCCCTCCATTACTTTTTCGATACGCATTAGGAGGGCCATAGATGGAGTTTCTTTTCCATTAAGCACTTTATTTAAATGCGTTCTACTTATATTTACAAGTTCGGCGGCGTCTCCTTGAGTCAGGCTATTATCCGCCATATAAGTTTTAAATTTATTTATAATAGTCTGTATCAAATAGCACACACCTCTGGACAAAAATATACTTGTCCTATAAGAACAAGTTAATTGAAAAAAGATTTCCAAACAAGGCAAATACAAATGATTATAAATGGAATCGCTACTAGCGCTGAAATCCAAATAGGCGCGAAAACCCAAAGCCATCCCCAGGTGATTAAACCTACTAATTTAAGAATGGCAAAAAAGACAGTTACCATTACTAAAAGAATACTAATAACCTTTATTTTCATTAAAAACATTAATTCTTCGTGAGTATACATTTTATTCTCCTTTATGAGTTTAATTATGTTTTATATTTTTGTAATAAGCGCATTTACTACAACCGTTGCCGTACTTCACTGTCTATCTTCCGCGTCTGGATTCATAAACCAGTGAATATAACTATCTTCACATTCCGGGCATATATATTGATCTGCTCGTTCAGACCATTCGGCATGCTTTTTCCCTGGTAAAAGTTTTATACTCGCATATAGCGTCCTATGTGTGATCCATCCATATTCTTTTGTTATCTCTTTACCACATCTATCACAAAATGTTTTAGTCATTTCCACTTCACCTCCTGTCCACAATTCGGGCAATAATGAAACGCCGGGTCAAGAATAGTCCTGCAATCACTGCAACAATAAACCTCCATATCTCCATGAGAAGTTCCAACTACCTTCGTATCCACAGGGATTACTTCCTGCTCTTTCAGCAGGGCAATGGCATCGTCATATACTGATAGCAACCAATCCCTGTCCTGTACCAAATCACATTTTCCGCAATCTCTGTCACAATCACGGGAGACGCATTCTCGCTCAATCTGTAAGCCTTTGATAACATTCTTTCGATTAATCATTTTTATCATCGTCTTTTCGCCTGTTAATTTCCTCTACTTTTTCTATCATTGAAAATTCAAATAAAATTGTTCCGCAGTTCATGCACATTCCTTGATCCATACCGTCATAAACTGCAAATATAGTATCTTTATTGCAAATTGGACAATACATTCACTATTTGCTCCTTTAACAGACTAATTATTCTTTCTATTTCTATATATATTATAATATAATTTTAATAAAAAGTCAAATTTTTATTTAAAATAAATACGAAAAGTAGGCGCAACCGAAATTGCGCCTACTATTTAATTATTTTCATTCTCCAATTTACGTCCACACCAAGGGCAATATCTTGCAAGGGTTTTACAAGTTAATCCCATAGGAACGATTTCTTTTTTATGTTCATCATAATAATTAAAGACACATTGAACTAAAAGTCCTTCATATAAGTCATCTATTTTAAGAGTTAATTCTGAATCTATATTATCATTATAATTATAAGCTTTTACGTGATAAGTATTACGTGGTATATCAGTAGTACAATATTCACACATTTTCCTTCTCCTTTAAAACAAGGTTAAGTACAATACCAACAATCATTGCAAGTGCAGTTGTACCAATACTTACAACACCAAAATTACAAACTGCGCCAGAAACACCCAAAGTAAGAACGGCTGCGACAATTGTAATATTCTTATTATTACCAATTAGATCAATATTATTAGACATAAGAGTACGAATACCAGATAGAGTAATATATCCATATAAGACAGCCGCGCATCCACCAAAAATAGCACTTGGAATACTTACAAGGAAAGCTTGAAGTGGTCCAATAAATGCGGCTATGCCCATAATAATCGCAGCTAATGTAATTACATATTTAGAACAAATACGACTAAATCCGGTTGTACCTACAGACTCACCGTAAGAAGTATTTGGCATCGCGCCAATTAGAGAGCCAAGGGCAGTAGCAGCGCCATCACCCATAAGAGTATACCCTAGGCCTGGATTCTGTGTTAAATCAGTTCCAATAACTGCGCTCAATGCCTTGTGGTCTGAAGTATGTTCTGCGATTGTAACAAGGCTTAAAGGCAAGAATAGAAGTAGAATCTGTGGTAGATATCCCCAATCAAAAGAACTAAAATGTAAGAAAGCAAAGTCAGGAATTTGGAATAGATGTATGCCTTGGAATACACTAAAATCAATAATTGGAATACCGCATACAGTTAAAATCGCGGCGAAAGCATATACGATTAGAATTGCTACTAAAAATGGTAAATTCTTAATAAAACCTTTACCATAATGTGAAATAATAGCTGTGATTAATAGTGTTAACATACCTAAACCAAGACCAATAAGACTATACTGTCCACCAATCTGGAAATAGGTAGGCAAGAAAGTTGCAAGATTTAAACCGATAACTGCAACAATTGGGCCAATAACAACTGGCGGCAAAACCTTATTAATCCAGTTAGTACCAAAGTGATTAATTGCTAACCCAATTGCAAAATATACAGCACAAACAATTAAGCCGCCTATAAAAACAGCCAAATAATTTGGCGCTGCGCCTAAAGCTAATGCACCCATAACGGCTGCGACAAATGCGCCAGAAGAACTAATAAACATTGGGGATTGTCCCTTAGTAATTAGTTGATATAATAAAGTACCTAATGCAGCTCCTAACATTGCCGGAGCAATTGGAACACCACAAATTTGTGGAATAAGAACAGTAGCTACGAAGCAAGCAATAACTTGCTGGAGCGCCGCAACTCCTAAACGCTTTAGCGGCAACTTGTCATTAATATTATAAATCATACTTTTATCTCTCCATTATGTATAGTATAGGTAGAAATAGAATCTTTATCCATTGTAATACTATTAGACTTTATATTAATATTAGGATTACTTGTAGTTGTTGAACTCCATATTGTAGTAGTTTCACGATGGCATGTACATTGATTTGCCCAAGGAGCATTAATTTTCCCGCATCTTGGACATGCCCAGCCATATTGTACATTTGGCGTTTGTGGATTATAATAAGTAGAACCAGATGAGATCTAATCAGCACTTATTGTATAACTTGTAGAATTTGGTGAAATTCCTTGTGGTTGATAACCCATAATTACCTCCATTCTGAATCAAAAGTCAATTGTTCATTTTTAATATATTCTTTTTGTAGTAGTGGAATAATTTCATCGAAAGAATTGTGTAGTTTACCATCTGCGGTTGCGGCAAGAATTATTCCATATAGGAACTGATTGATTGAGAAACTACGGCGCCAATCTTTCTCATTTAAATGATTTGTACGGATATCAAAGTAATGAGCATAATTTTTCTTTTCTGCTTGCGTTTGTGCTAGATCTAATACATCTCGGAAAATAGCATTTGCGATTATATCTGCTTTCTCCTCTGGACTTAATTGTGTATCTTTTAATCTTTCTTTCTCTTGCTCGCTAGTTTCTTCTATTAAAGTTAAAATTTTATCCGCCATATATTTCCAACCATACAAAATGCCCATCTCGCACATTGTGCCGATGGCGCTCTGTTCTGGACATAAAACAGTATAATCACTATTCCATAGACGATCTACATCTGCCGCAACGATCTTTTCGGCTAAGTGATTATTCTCTTCTTCAGTCATATTTGATTTGTCATTAATAGATTTGTTCTGTACAGGACTATATACTTCTCCAGGAATACCTGCTTCCTAGAATTTATCGTATTCTTCCTAACGTGCTAAGTTACTACCGCGGGTCATAATATCGCCGCCAAGATATCCAAGTGGCTTACTCATTAAGTGGTTCCTCCTTATGTGTCAAATTCCACATAATATCATACATTTCTAGCTTAAAACCTTCTGGCTGTTCTTTTAGTGGTAGCATCCACCAAGCGAGTCCTGCATCTGGATGACGTTTAAAATATTCATCAATTAGTTGGTCATATAGATTTTCCATATTTTTCCTCCCATTTTTCTTTTATTATATCACAAAATTTAAAAAAAGTCAAACAAAAAAGTGGGACAATTCTATTGAATTGTCCCATATGGTAACGGTCCGAGGCATCGCCTCTATATATCCGAAGATATATCAATCTAAAGCATCCGCGCAAGCAGCTACTGCACTGCGTTCTGTTTTTGTTAAACGAACCATACCAAATAGTGGATTACCAGCTAGTCTCTCAATTAGTCTTGGAATACCACTCATTTTGGCATCTTTATAGTCACACTGTTTAACATCTGCGCAGAAAATAATCTAACTTCCTTCAGCTACACGGCCTAGCAATAATTGTATATTAGTAGTAAGTAAATTTTCTGCTTCATCTACTAATATCAAACAATTCTTTAAGTCGCGGCCGCGAAGTGTAGATAAGTGAGCAGGTTCAATTCTTCCTTCATTAATGTATTGTTCAAATAGTTGAGAACCTAGATGGTCTTCAATTTGGCGGAGCCAAGGATACTATTTGTCAATTTCATCGCCGGGAAGAATACCCAATTTACCCGCGCCCTTAACGTCAAGATTATTCTTAACAAATACAATCTTGTCAAATTTACCCATCTATAACTAATGAGTTCCCCACGTTTCTGCAAACATAGACTTACCAGTTCCGAATCGTCCTATACATAATTTAATAGGTATATTATCATTTTGTAGTAAGTCAAGATACATTTTTTGTTCAAGATTGCGTGGAGAAATACGTTCACCCGTAGGCGCTGTAAATTCTTTATATTTCAATTGTCTATATTCATGACCATCCCAAAACAATACATCTTTTACTTTATTATCTTCATATATTTTTGCAAATTCATTTGTCTTACAATTTAATACATTTATAGTAGGTTTGGCGTATAATGAAGTCATTTGCTCTTCATCTGGATAATAGTTATTCCAGCCACTCCATTCATCTGATTCTTGTTTTTCACCTAAAGAATATAGTGCCTTTAAATGCGGCATTTGAGTTGCAAATAAATACTATAAAGCATCATTTGTTATAAAAGTTATTTCTGCATGTTGTTCTGCGGCGCAAAGTTCTGCACTACAAATGATTCGATGGTCATTTATATTGTTTAAAAATGGATATCGTTTTAATAATTTATCTATCTTATGATTATTTGAAGCTACTATTCTAACCTTAGAAGCAGATAAAATAGTACGCACTAATTCGCGCGCCTAAAACTTAATCTGATCATTGTCACTTGTGGTTTTTATATGCTCCAATTCCTATAATGTAATGGTACTAATAGCTAATTCCTCTGAGTTGATGAAATCCTTTTGATGTAATAGTGCTGAAGTATCAGCCCAGTATTTTATCATTATATTCACTCCTCGGTTTGTCCATATATTCTATCAATTAGTCCAGATTCTAACATTTCATTAGCATCAAGGAACCATTGATGACGAATATGTGAATTATATTGTTCTTCTGTAATGTTGGTATTTTGGATAAAGAAATCTTTAATCTGTTTATCAACTTTATCATTAAACGCCATAATATCATTTGCCGTCTTTGTTTCTGAAGCGGCAAGTGCTACATATCCATCATGTATCAGAGCATATGAACAAGGGAAGCAACTCCTAATTACATTTTCATTTTTTCCGCCGCCGGCTAGTATTACTGTTGCCATTGAGCAAGCATAACCAGGAACAATAATATTTAGCGGCTTAGAATATTGTGCTATATAGTAGGCAAGGAAGAAACCATCTGATATAGAACCGCCTTCGCTGTTTAAGATAAGCGTGACCGGCTCCATAGAGTCATCTTGTTCAAATTCCCTTAAAGGAATATAAACTCTTTCAATAATATCTTCTCGCACTTCACAATTGAATAATACCGTCCTATGATTTATTAACTAATTAAAATACTAATAGGTTGCTGGATCAAGACCCATCGGCTCTACTAAATTTAATAGTTCTTCTAAAGTCATATGAACCTCCTCAGCATAACATTGTTATGCTTAATTTAAGATTTTTGCAAGGGTACAATCTTCTTTAGAAATATCATTTTCTCTGATTCGTTTAAGCAGCGGATGACGAATAGAGATACCATTTCCTTCAGAGTCTGCCTTTGCTGAACTTACCATCATGCCAGAAATAGAAACTGGGCATCCAATCCATCTCTTAGGTTCATCGCGCAGAGAGGTCTTAAACTCTTCTGTTAAACCAGAAACCTTACACAAGGTAACTTCATTATGATTATTATCATAAACCGACACTTGAATTGCGCCCGGCCAATCATTAAAATAATTTTTAGTAATTGGAATATAAGCGCCGCCGGTACGATATTCGCCAAAATAAGAACCAACAACTTTTTCGCCTGTGCGCTGATTTTCCCATAGCTGCCAAGTCCCAAGGTCTTTACCTGTATAAACTTTTTCGCCGGGAACAATCCCACTAATAAAAGCATCAATTTCAGATGAAATTTCCTGTTTTACCTTAACAGTGTCCCAGGCATGGGGACCACGTTTTCCTGGTATATAAATAGAATTCTTTCGATAGCATACACATCCTTCACCACCAGAAGCGAAGATCTCGCCCATTTTATCAAAGAATGTATCGTCCATCTCATAATATTCAACTCCTTCTACCAAAGGAGAATTGATGCGGCCCACTACTTCTGGAATATGCTCAATTCGATATTCAAATGGCTGATCCATATAATCATCACCATCCAATGCAAGCACATCAAAAATTCGCCATCTTAGCGGCTGATCTTTCTGACGAGCAATTGCTTTTGGAGTAAGGCAACGAAGAATTGCGCCGGCATCTTTATCAATACCACCGGGCAAATAAACCTCACCAAGAATTACAGTATCTCCATGCGTAAAAGCATTAGTAACATCTTCCCAAAAAAGAACTTTATCTTGAATTTCTCCATAAGTTTTAGTTACAGTAGAGATACCACGAGTTTGAAGAGCATCCCTATCTTTTGTAATAACAGCACGGCTCCAATTGCCGTCGTACTTTCTCCCGAAGAGGTAATCTTCGGAATCTATCATTTGTTGTAATTTTAACTTTCTTGCATCGGCACTTGTAGTTGCTGGCATAGACCAATAACGCATTGGCTCCATAGAAAAATAATCAGTCATATTAAACTCCTTTTATATAATGTAAATTGTTATATTCTATTATTGTATTTTGTTGAAACATTTTCATAATTTTACCATGAGATATATTTAAATGCCGTTCCAATGCTCTAATAGAGGAAAATTGTTCATTTGTTTCTTGACATTTAATCTTTGTACCGCCGCCTTTACGGCTTTGGTTTAATTGATATTTATTAATTAAATCATCAATTTGACGAGTATCATCTTTATATTTCCATAAAAAGTTGTGAAAATGAGAATATCCACCACTTAAACAATCATATAAATTACGTTCATCCCAATTATAATATTGTAATATCTCACCAATATTATTCCATTCTTTTATTAAATTACCATGTAAATCATATTGTTCTATACTTTTAGCAATATGTCCACCACGACCAGGAGAACGATTGTATCCTTTATCAGGGTTAGTAGCATCATAATATTTTATCCAATACTCTTCTCGTTCTTGAAGTTTATTAAAATCAGTGATATTATCTTCAAGTATTTGTACTGTAAAATTATTACCGCCATATTTTCTAAT